ATTTATTAAATTATTACTTGCTGTTAGAATATAATTACTAGAGTTGTTGTCATTCTCTTTGATCTTATTTATTAAGTTATTACTTGAGGTTAGAATATAATTACTAGAGTTATTATCATTGAGATTTACTTTCAAATTTAATATTTGTAATTTACTATCCAAATAATTAAATTTCATATTTGTATATTCAATTAAGATATTGCTCGTTGTAAAAATATAATTGCTAGTATCCCAAAACACATCCCTATTATTTCTTTTATAAATTCCTGAAATATTAACATCTCCGTTATTCGCAATCGTAAATACCCTGCTATCCAGATTTGATGCCCTAAATATATCCTGAAACTGATCGTGTTGCTGTATCATTAATGACGGAAATAAGTTATTCTTATTCGCGATTTCAAGTCGCTCTGTAGTATATACAGTAGTCTCAAGTGTCGTGCTTTCACCATACACGATTAAATTAGAGTTAATCGTCAAATTCCCGTTAATAAGTAAGTTATTGTTATACGCATGGTTAATAATAAACTTCTTCGAACCCGCCAAATTCTCATTTATCATATCTGTAGTTAAATTTGTGATCCGCGTTGATATACGATTGTCTGTGGCAAATACATAGTTGCTTTGATGTCTGTCAACCACTGTTATATGATTCATAAGTTTATTGCTGGTCTCTATCGCATAATTTGAAGTGCTTAAAATGATATTATTAACGTTGTTTAAGATCTCTGTATTATTAATATTCGGGGTTGTGACAGGATAATATATTTTATTAGAAGTATGATTATAATACACAATATTTCCTTCAGCGTCTATGCCAATTGTGAGCTTATTGTCGCGATTTCTACCGACGCTATGTAAATTAATATTACTTATATTAACATCTCTATAATTTCCTCGCAAATCTTTAATGTTTAAATTTATATTTGAATCTCGCGAGACAATCAAATCATCCAAGTAGATACTATTACCCGACAAATACAAGTCCTTCCATTTTTTCGTAAGCGAACCCAGGTTATACGCAACGCTTGTATCTGGTATGATGTCGCCTGCGATTTTAATATTACCCAAAATATTTAATCTATAATTACTAGACGGGTTTGCCCCAATACCAATATCGCCTCTCACACCATCCATAATAAGGCGATTTGAAGATTCATAGTCAAATGCGAGGTGATTATTGGAATTGCGTATGACCCACTTGCTATATCCCCCATTCTCCAAGTTAATCGCTACAGATCCATTGCCTTCTACGCTATTCCTTATCTTCAGAACTGTATTCGAACTATATAATGTTAATAATTCATCAGGGTTCGTAGTGCCTATCCCTACATTACCAATGCTTGTGATACGCATCCTTTCATTCGCAGTTTTTGTAATAAACCGATGTGAACCTTCAATGTTTGTCGCAACATATGAGATGTTTCCGCTACGTGAATAACCGGAGATCTCTATTTTAGTATTCGTGGAATCGTCTGAGTTGGCTGTACCGATAACTGTATAATCGCCACTTGAATTCGCAATTCGCAGTCTTCCCGCATTTCCGACTTGTAAAATCTGCTGAGGATTCTGTGATCCTATACCTACGTTGCCAATCGGTGAAATGGTGAGTCTTGAGATTGAAGCATTTACTCCGGATGCGGTGCTAAATTGTAGGTCGCTCGCATCACCAGCGTAAGTTGTGGAAGTTATTTTACTGCGTGTTGTTGTATTATACGAAGGTATACCAAACTCTATCCCTGATACTTGGTTTAATCCGCTTGCGTTTGTTTCAATTCTCACGAGTTCGCCGGTTGGATGCTGGATATGTAATTTTTTCACAGGTTCTGTTGTTCCAATCCCTACATTCCCTATTGTGTAATATAAGTTTGAAGTTTGACGATTAATGATCCATGTATAGGGAGTATAGTTGTCTAGACGGTTTATAATATTATTTGATGTTGCCAGAATATAGTTGCTTGTATCCAGAATAATATCACGATCGCCTTTTTTATAAATTCCTGTAATATTCATATCACCACGGATATCAAGTGCGTTTATCGGCGAACTGCTTCCAATCCCGATGCGCGCAGTTCCACCGCCAATAAAATAAAGATTACTTGTTACGTTTGCGTTATTTCCAATCTGTGCATTTGGCGTTGTGGCGATTTCCGAATTTATTGTAAGTATATCTGAAATATCAACATTTGTCGCATATATTCCTTGACCTGTTCTTAAATCCCCTGTAATATTTGCGTCACCAACGATATCAAGAGAAACTGTCGGAACGGAACTACCAATTCCGATACGCGCATTACCTCCCCCAATAAAATATATATTACTCGTTTCAATTGTATTTGTGCCAAATTGTGCGATTGGTGTATTTGTGGTTGCCGTGCCTGCTCGGATTACACCAAATGAGTTTATACCCATGTTCGCGACAATAGGGGCGTTTGCGATAATCCCGGCATTCGCCAATATAACATTACTTGCCGTAAGTTGTCCGGAAGCAACAATAGTCGTCGTATCTATACCGCCATTTGTTTTTACTAAACCTGACATTTCAAGTGTTGTGCCTTTTATCGCGGATGTTGCGTTAATTGTGGTTACTGATATTCCCGCATCGGCATTTATAATTCCTAGCGAGGTTATTGTAGATGCTAATAAACCTGCGTTCGCTGTAACTAACCCATATGATGTGATTGTTGAACCCGATATAACACCACCATTTGTATTCACTACACCTGACGTATTTATGGTGGTCGCTTGTATTCCAGCATTTGCGGTTACTAATCCTGAAGCAGTGATGCTGCTCGCTGATATACCACCATTTGCGACAATTTGTTTACCTATAGGAACAGTAACGCCTCCGTTTGCTGTGATTAATTCACCCGCGAATATGGTTGTAGAAGATACAATACTATTTGCTGATATTGCTCCCGATGCCCCTATTGTAGCAACAGCAATTGCTCCAGATATGTTTGCGCCCCCTACGACATCAAGAGATGCCGAGGGCACAGAACTACCGATACCAATTCTAGCGTGTCCTCCGCCAGTAAAATATATGTTTTTTGTAGCGGATGCGTTTGTCCCATATTGAACAATAGGGGCGGTTCCGGTAATTGAACGTACTTCCAAGGTATCCGTTCCCAAGGTTGTTGTCGTGATTCCGCCATTTGCTACAACTGATTTGCCGGTCGGTATTGTTATCCCATTATTCGCGGTAATTAACCCTGAAGCGTTAATAGTTGTTGCGGATATTCCTCCATTCGCAGTTAGCAAACTTCCAGCGGATACAACGATTCCTTTTGAGGCAAGAATTAAATTGGATGCGTAGATAGATGTTGCGCGAATGCCTCCGTCTGCGACAATCTCGGCTGTTTGCGGAACTACAATACCACCAAGAGCATTAGTTATTCCATACGCAGTTAATACATTTGTATTCAATGTTGTTGTACTGACAGATATTGTGGATAACCCGTCGACAATATTCAGTGTTTGTCCTGCGGGAACGATTAAACCACCATTTGCTGTAATTAACCCTGAAATATTCGCTCTACCGACTACGTCAAGTGGAACGGAGGGTATAGAAGTGCCAATACCGATGCGCGCACTAGGACCACCTATGATATAGACGTTGTTGAACGCGTCTGAGTTTGTACCGAATTGCGCGATAGGCGCGGTTGATCGCGTATTGTTGAGAACAAGATTAGAGGTTAGGGTGGTTCGCCCCAGTATAGAAACGTTGCCTACGATGTCAAGTTTTGATGTTGGAGAGGTGCTACCAATACCTATATTTCCGCTTTGTAATATACAGAAATCAACGCGATTCGAGGTATTATTAAGTATATTAAAGATGCCTTTGTTGTTAATAAGATTCCAATTATTATAGTTGTAATCACCATCACTATATATTTGAATATTACTATTAATACACTTAATCATTTTGTTATAGGTATAATATTTAATATATATATATAATAAAAATTGATAATAACGATAGTTATAGCAAGAATACAGATACCAATATGAATGAAACCTCAGTAATCAGTGAATCTTCCGAATCCGTGAATATTTACATTGATGGATCCTGTATTCACAACGGAAGTCCGCACGCAATCGCAGGGTATGGTGTGTATTTCGGGACAGACGACGAACGCAACGAGTATGCTAGGGTTGTAGGGAAACAAACGAATAATACAGGAGAATTGACTGCGTTTATTCGGGCGGTAGAGAAGATGCAAGACGAACTCGTCGCAAAGTCAAAGACAAGGATCAATATATATACGGATTCTGAATATGTGATGAAATGTGCTGGCGCGTATGGGGACAAGTTATTCAAGAATGAATGGAAAACAACTGCTGGAAAAGTTCCCCCGAATCTCAATTTGATTCAAATAATCCGCGAAATATACAGACCATATAAAAAGCAGATTGCTTTACATCACGTGAAAGCGCATACGGGATTGAGCGACGAGCATTCGGTAGGAAATGCGGAAGCGGATCGTTTGGCGAATTTGGCGGTTGGAGTGATTGTATCCCTCGCTTCACCACAAGACTATCATACGGATAGGTTGGACAATACTTTAATTTCAAATATCAAGGAGATACCTGTCAGCAATAAAAATTATCTTAATATTGGATTTGATTACAAGGATTCTGTGAAGAAGTTGGGGGCAAAATGGGATACGAGTTGTAAAAAGTGGTATTACGAGGATAATATAACCGAAGCAAATAAAAACGCGATTTTGGAAATTGAAAAGAAATCTGAAAGTGATATTGAAGTCCATACGAAGGTATATGTGAAGGTGCCATTTTGTAAAAATGATGAATTGAAGAAGCTGGGGTGTCGTTTTGATCCTGAAAAGAAATTGTGGTATTATATGTCCAATCACGACAAAAAAAAGATAGAGGGTATTAAAAAATTAGAAGCATTGTCGTTGTAACTTCCTTATATAGTCTTTCCTTATATAGTCTTTCCTTATATATATAGTCTTTCCTTATATAGTCTTTCCTTATATAGTCTTTCCTTATATATATAGTCTTTCCTTATATATATAGTCTTTCCTTATATATATAGTCTTTCCTTATATAGTCTTTCCTTATATAGTCTTTCCTTATATAGTCTTTCCTTATATAGTCTTTCCTCTAATCCTCTAATATTATTTTTACATTATTACTGAATATTTCTGTATATTCTGTGGGTATGTTTTCAAACGATATCAGTTTCATATTCAACTGGAACTTGTCTTCATAACCGCTTTCCTTTATATACTTTTCTCTTTCGTCATCTGTCATATTCGAAATCATCAACGCCTTTTCTTTTGTTATTCCCGCGCCAATCTTAGATATATTATCGCTCTTATCACCGTAGATCGCCTTAAATAGTAGGTCCGTCTTCGGATTATTATAACCGCGCTTCAGCAACTCTTTAAACTGCATGTTATACACAAGAACTCGCGCATCTACCAATTGTAGAAAGTCATTGTCGTTCGTGATAATGACAACATTAATATCAATATTTTTTAATAATTCCAACTGGGTTTTAATCATCTTTTGGGACAAATAAATCACATCATCGCCTTCCAATCTGCTTTGTGACAGATATTTAAATCCAAGGGAATTAATGTAATCGTTAAATATGCTAAAAATCTTCTTGTTGAAATTATTCTTTTGAACCCGCGTCGCCTTGTAGGTATCGTAAATGTCATTCCTCCATATTTCGGTCCTCTGGCAATCCACGCAAAACACAATATTATCCTTGTTCGTATTCCATTTTTTACAGATCTTCTTGATATCGTTATTGATATGCTTATAAAAAGCATTGATAAACACCTCATTATTTATGATATCATCTGTAGATACGTCTATCTTTTGAAACGAAAACCAACGATACGTCGCGAAATAGCGATGAAAAACATAATAACTGCTATCTATTAAAACAATATTATTCTTGTTGAAATAAATAGTATTCATTAATATATTTAATAGGTTTCATATATTTAAATACTATTTATCATTTTTTATGATATTCAATTGCTTCCGCCATTATCTTCCGTAATTCATCAGGTTTATTCTTGTATTCCTTCCACTCATACCTCGCGCAATCATAGTTCTTCTTATTATCTCCTGAAACCTCCTTCAATTGATTAATACGATAGGTTATAAACAGTGTATAATCTGTAGGTTTAATTGTTTTACTAATCTTCTCTTTGGTAGTCACCACAGTCTCTGTATCTATATCGTTCGCTGGTGTATGCACAACAGTCGCAACTTGAGATTCTACAATCGGTTCGGGTTGCGATGTCACTTCAGGTTCTTCTGTTGTACCTTGCGTACCTTGCGTAACTTGCGTAACTTGCGTAACTTGCGTACCTTGCGTAACTTGCGTAGCTCGCATAACTTCATGTGTCGTCTCATTGATTAAAGGTATCTCATAGGTCATCTTATTAATATGCTCTTTTTTCGTCCATACCTTCTTGTTATTGCGAACTTCCACAATCCACAAATCTTTATCAAATCCTTCCATAATTGAGTTAATCTCATAACCTTCCGCTGATAATCCAAAATGTAAAGGTGATTGTTCCTTTCCAGTATAATAAGACGTAGGGCAATTCAAGCAAATCTTTCTAGCAGACATTCGATATGATTAGTATTGAATATATATAAATACTTCTATAATCATTTTTTATATATTCAATATTATATATTCAATTTGTCCAGTATTCTTTATCGTCGTATTGAAAATTGATACGCGGGTTTGCTGTATAAACTCGCAAACCGGAATGACAACATTCTACGACAAAATAAACGACTTTTTTGAAAAAGACCAAGATGTCAAAAACAATATCAAAGAACCGTGTATTCATATTCTACATTCCAGAATTATCAAAGATTACAAGGAAAGAATGGGGGGTCCCGACGAATACTTTGAAGATAAGGTGATGACACGCTTTAACGAATCTGTTACGATGGACATTTGCGCTGACACTGACGTATATGACGAGATATGTAATCATATTATATTCATCTACTATAATAGCGTAACGGATCTTGACGATTATTACAGCGACATTTACAAAAAGAATAAATTTGACTTATGTAAATAGATAAGTACATAGTAGAATGATTAAAACAAGTTGGATATATATACTTTTTTATATTCAATTGGCATTAATAACCAACTTTATTATTTATGGGTTAATCGCGATCATTGACGTTCTTGTTGAAGTCACAATAATATTTAAACCTTTTGTAAGATACACATTCGGTATGTTGCAACCTGTAATGATCTTACCTATCGTAATATATAATCTCATCAATATTCGCCCTCTACATCTTGTATATTTGATTATTATAGGCGCTATATTACTAATTGAAATTTTAATATTACTTGGGTGGATGATTGGATTGATAGTACAACCTATCATCTTTCATAATCCCTTCGCATTTATGCCGCCATTTAAAGAATTGAATGATGACGGGGCGTTCGAATGGTTCTTTAAAAAAACGGGGGCAGATAAAAAATTAAATGACAGTTCAAGATATATTCTTAATTTATTAAAAGCTATTATGTCCCCTGAGGAATTTGAAGCAGCACAACAAAGATGTAAGGAAAAGTTTATCGGCGGGCGCGGCGGTCTCCCTACATTCAATATACCCAAACCAAATAGCGAGTATATCGATTATGATTTTGAAAAAGTATATAAGGACGACGACCGAAAGGAAGACCGCTTTTACAGGGGATCGTACCTGTCAATTAAACAACGCGAGGATGCAAATGCGTATCGTAATATGACGATTGCCCGCCCGGATATTGTGGCGATGTTGCCTGATATGCCCGATACCCTAAATATGATTAAAAGCAGTGCGAATAAATTGAATATTCGCCTCGGATAGTTCGGATAAAATTACTTATTTATTCTATTTTTAATTTATTTTAATATACTAAGAATAGTACTAATTTTGGTATGAATGAAATATGTAATAAAGATCTGAGTTTGGAAAATTTAGACCGCCTTACAATAATAAAATGCTTCTTTACATCCATACGGAACTTCTTTGAATCCATATTCATCGACACGTTCCCGTGCCAACTGATAAACACAATAACACAACCATTCGACATCGCGATATTCGTTTATTCGGTGTTATATCTATGTATTATTGTAATGATCGGTATATTTTTATACTGGGATACAATCTATAAAAACGCAAAGAAATATTCCAAGTGTAATAATATCTCTAAAATTATTGACGAAAGCGTTTACACAGAAACACCCTATGTTTATACGATCGTCATCATCAACACGAAGAGGATAAAGAAACTATCCGAATATATTATTAAAATCACCTATGATTTTAACAAGATGGACACAAACATCGAATACGGCAATACGGAAGGCGAAGATACAATCTTTCAATACCGTATCAACGATCACAAAGCAATCTTGGAAGAAATAAATACTCTTGAAGAACAAATAAAAAATTTAAACGCCATATCTCCAAAATCAGTTGATCAAGAAACAGAATTGAGATATATTAAACTTAAATTATTGGAAATAATTAATACGGACGAAGGGAAGAAAGCATATAGTTTGTCGCCTTTGAAAAATCTAGATAAAGATAAACAAACATTCCACGATAGTTTTAATTATAACTATTTAAATTTGACGACAATGAAACCGGATATCATTGAAGACATTAGCACGCGAATTAATGGCAATAACTACAAGTATTACGCTGTGGATAAGGATTTTAAAATGATACATTCCTATACGACAAGCGAACTCATTAAATTTACAAAGGGATATTCGCAAAATATAAACTATCCTATGTCCATCATAGATTACATTATTTTTTCAAAAATACAAAGAGATAAAAATATAAATATATAAAATATTATATATAAAATATTATATAGTATTAAGACATTCTATATTAATATGGGGGATAACAATACCGAAACCGAAACAAAATATCCTATTAACGATATCGTAAAGATATTTGATAGCATTGAGTATGCATCCAATCAATATATAGAGGATATCTCAGCACTCGTAGAAGACGTAAAGGATTATAATGTTGTTATTTTCCAATATAAATACCAGTTTTTTATAAACATACTTTTTTTATTTATAATTTTTGGCGTATTGTATGTTTTATACCGCGATTATATCTATCGTATCGCGAGTAAAATGACGCGATGCACCGATATAACAGAGATTATCAATTTAAATATTAACGATAATGACAATTCATATATCTATAACATCTATATTGTGCATGTGAATAATAGCAATAATATCATAAAAGATTTTATTATGAAATTTGAATATAACTTTCTAACCGAGGAAACGCGAATAACAACAGGTGATCATAAGATTATCTCACCTTTGTTATTTTCGCCTTCGGATAACATTATTAAAATGAACAAAGCTTTCTATATATTTGATTTACAAGAAAAGAAAAAAAAATTCGTAGATTACTATGATAAGGAAAGTCGCAAAGTATTCTTTTTTGACAAGAAGAAAATGGCGACGAAAAAGTATAAATACTATATTACCGCGAATACCGACGAAAAACTAAACGACGAGCATTCAATACGTTTAGCAAACTTCATAAAAAAATACGCATACGACGACAACATTAATATAGACCCTTTATACAATATATTATATGCTATTGAAAGTAAAAAAAATATGGAATATTAAGTATAAAAGGTGTCGTTCAGCAATGCCCGCAGTTCTCCAATCTTATCCGCATTTTTGATCTTCGGGTATTGGATCGCGAACTCCAGGAACATATTCCCTTTATTCGTCGTGTTTAACACGGGCATCCCTTTACCTTCTAACAGATAGTTCTTGCCATTTGAGATGACGCCAAATATATTCGTGTTTATGGTTATTTTTTCTTTGAAATAGGGTATCACAATCTCTTTCCCCACCACGGAATCTACAAAGGATATGTCCGTTTTATAATATAAATCATTGCCTTTGCGTATGAAGTGCTTGTGTTCCTCTATTTTAATATGGATGATCAAATCACCCGGTTTAACATTGGGTATCCGCGGTTGCTCTCCTAATTCCGGAAATGCGGTTTTATAATTCTCGTCTATTCCCTTCGGGATAATTAGCGTCGCCTTTTTATCTTCGTTATAAAACCCTTTGCCATTACACGACTTACATCCCGACTTTCCTTCAATCGTTATTCCAGAACCCTCGCAACTATCACAAGACCCCTGAAAGATCTGTTGCATAATCCCTAGACTTCGTATCTGCTGTATGATACCGCGTCCGTCACATTTACTACATTTCTTATTACATTTCAGGCAATACTTGCGAATATTAATATTCAAATCCTTATTGATACCACTATAGATATCGTCTAAATTGAAAACAAACGTCTTCTCTATAGACGAAGCTTTCTTAGGGGGTTGCCGATTACCACCCGATCCTCCCATCCCAAATGAAAAGATGTCTTCATGCCCTCCCATCCCCCCAAAAGGTCCTCCTCTGCTTCTAAAGAACGCCTCAAAAATATCGTGCGGATTATGATCTTGTCCACCTCCTCCTCCGCCCGATCCGTTGTTATAATTGGCGTCGCCGATAGAATCATACTTTGCCTTTTCCGCTTCATTGTTCAATACATTATAAGCGGATGAGATCTCCTTGAACTTCTCTTCTGCTTCCGCGTTCCCTTTGTTTTTATCAGGATGATATTTAAACGCAAGCGCCTTATATGCTGCCCTTATATCATCTTGTGAAGCATCCCTTGCGACTCCTAGTACTCTGTATAATTTATAATTATCACCTTCCATACTTTATGAATATATAGTAAAAGTTTATGTTTATATATGTGTTAAAAATAAGGGAAAATCTATGCTTCGTATTACTTCTTGTCTTTCATTCGTTTCTTGTAGTCTTTTACGGTTATCAATTCGCCCTTGTGTTTTAGGTATTCCTTACGGTCACCGGGTTTCTTGTAGATACATCGTTCCCTGCCACAAATTTCCTTCTTGTTTATTTTCGTTACCTTGGCATTGCCGCCATTTTGTAATCCTTTGATAGTTATATCGTTTTCATCTATATATTCTTTATATTTTTTACTCATCTCCATAAAGTCTTTTAAAGTGGCTTCTAAAGTGTCTTTTAGGTCATCAAGTCTTTCGTAATCTATTAAACGATTCATAATTAATTCCATTTCTTTTATATATTCAACTGCTATCATACACATAATGAATTTCTTATGTATTTCAAAATCTTCTTTTTTAATATCTTTAAATTTCGTTATTATATTTTCGCTTAGTTCTTCTGCTCTTGGTTCTATTTCGCTTAGTATTATTCCGTTTTCACATAATTTGTTGTATATGTTTATTGTATTATAGACAATATATAAATAGTTATCGTTACCATCAATATTTATTATTTTTAATATATTGTCATCATTATCTTTTAATGATTTATTCATTTCTTTTCTTTTCTTTGAATTTAAAAGCATTTTTTCATGCTCTTTCTCTGATTTTGAAAGCATATTTTTTATAATATTTAATTCAAATTCAAATTCATTTTCATTTTCATTTGATGAAATTTCAATTAATAATTTATAAACTTCCTGCTTCCTTTGTTCTAATCCGTATTTATGTAATTCTTTTAATAAATTGTATAAATCATTTATTTTTCTGCTTTTTTTACAACCGATATGTGATATATTTAAATTTTTTTTATTAAATTTTTTGTTAATATATTTATGACATTCATCTTTTTTAGTTATTAATAACAATATATTTTTTAATATATTTTCAAAATTTTTATTTTCATATTCTTCCCGTTTATATTGTTTGAATTCATTATCCAACAATTCAATTAATAAACTAAATACAGCCACCTTTTCTTCATCCACTACAGCCACCTTTTCTTCATCCACAAATTCTAACAAAGGTACTTCCATTTCACTACCCATATCTTCCTACTTATAAACTATACAAAATAATATAAATCACAACGACATTTACAATATAGATATATTTTCTCAATATATCCGTCGCGACTACCGCGTATGGGTTAGATCCCTTTCGTGTCTCGCGATGCTTACACGCATAATACACAACCCCTTTCTTAAACGGAATGAAGGCGTCACTATTCTCTTTGATACTCTTACATATGCTTTTATTGAATAGCGCGATCGTGCGATGATGATGCTTATCACCACAACATCCCGTCGCAAATATAAAAAAGAATACAAGTGTCTTCAAACAATAATGAATCTTCATAATATCTATTATAAATAAGTATATTATTACTATATAAGTTTATATCTATTTTAATTACATACATATCGCATCATCACATTCATCGTGTATAGTTCTTGATTGAGGAGTTTGAACGCGTAGGGCATCCTAACCTGTGCAATATCCGTATTATTTTTACAATATTTACAACTATAAATGCCCTTGTCCGTATTCACGTTTGCGTGCATCCCACATTTCTTACAAATAAACACTCTGTAATTGTCTGATACATGAAGCATCCTCTCCGCAAGAAAGTTAGATGTGCCGTGTGCAATAAAGCAATCCCGTTCCATCTCTCCTAAACGCAATCCGCCAGATCTCGCCCTTCCTTCGCTTGGTTGCCTTGTAAGCATCACAATAGGTCCATTTGAACCACGCGAGTTCCCTGTCCATACCGATTTACCATTCCTGCGAACCATAAATACCTCACTTGATACGCTAATACAATACACAGCACCCGTGTAACGATACACGCGCTCGCAATGTTGCTTCTCCTTCCTTGTATCATTCGCATTCGCATACGCATTATTCTTCTTCTTAATGATCGTAATCTTCCAAATATTTTCTTTCCACATACTCTTTACACCACTCCAACCAGCGTGAATACACAGTTTCATCATATCGTCCGCGAGTTTCTCGTTCTCTACACAAAACATATTCTCATATTTATTATGTCCCAATGCCATATTCGTCGCAATCATAGACTTCATCAAAATACGCACCTGTTTACTACTTAACTTCCAAACCCACTCAGGCATACACAATGTATTCGCATAGATATTACATAAATATTCAGTAATATTCTTGGTATCCTCAGTATCATTATGCGAACCGAATTGATAAAGCACCTTATTATCGCATCCGCTTGCAATCCATTTGCCAAAGAATAATAACCACGCTTCCATATTAATCTCCTTATCGCTACCAGGTATCATAAACTGATAATCAGGAACATCCCATACACAATCCTTTTTATATTGAACGTATTTACCAATGATATCGCGCGCTTTCTCCAATATATAACCTTCGTCATACCCTTTGGTATTAACATTTTTAACAAGCATACGATGCTCTTCAGTAACATTCAAATCAATAAGTGTATTACTGATATTATACATCACACCCGAATATTCAGGATATGCGTGGACTTCCATCGGTTTCTCATACACAAGCTTATCTCCTTTGAGAACAGCAACCTTATCTTCTGTTGTAATCTCACGAATACACTTCCACCCAACCTCTGTTAAAACGTCATGGTCTTCCGTAAGACAATGGATTTTGTCTGACACCATATGCTTCAATCGCTGGTAATACGTTGGTCCAATAAAGATATCCGTATGGATTTGCTCCCCCGTTCGCCCATTATACAAAATCTCATTGCCGTATTTTTCCATTCCAGACATTTCCAAAACCTTCGTGATCCCTTCCACCGAACAATCGGTATAGGGCGTTGAATCACCAAACGCCCCAATATGACAACACGCCTTCCCCATAATGGATTCCATCAATTGCGCAATCGTCATACGCGAAGGGATAGCATGCGGGTTCATAATAATATCCGGAACAATCCCATCTTTTGTAAAAGGCATGTCCTGGTGTCTGTAAATCATACCAATCGTCCCTTTCTGCGCACTGCAACTCGCGCATTTATCGCCAATCTCCGGTTTCCTATTCTTACGAATTCGAACCTTACAGAATTTATAACCTTCACTATTGATACCATTATAATTCATATCAATATATCCATCGTCATTTGCTTTCATCGTAAGACTACTATCCTGATACGTGATCACTCCGTTCGCCTTCTTAGGCATCACCTTACCGACAATTACATCATTGCCATTCACATAGGTATTCTTAGATACGAAACCATCGTCATTCAGTTTCTCGTAGGAATACGGCTTTTGCGAAGATATATTAATCGGATTCGTGAATAATTCCTCTTCGCCTGTGCTATGATTCTTATTACAGACATCCCGCATCGCCTTATAATAGGTGCTTGTAAATAACCCTCGGTCAAGAGCAGACTGATTCACCATAATACTATCTTCCTGGTTAAATCCAGTGTGCGTCATAATCGCAACAATCGCATTCACACCCGAAGGCAATTTGTGCGCCATCGTATATTTTGACAACTTGGTATAGACCAATGATTTTTGAGGATAATTTAAGATATTCCCCATCGTATCAATCCGTTTATTGAAATTACTCATATACACACCGAGTGCCTGCTTGCCCATCGCACATTGATAACAGTTTCTAGGCGACTGATTGTGATCGCTAAACGGGATATTAACTCCGAGAATACCATTCATCAAACTAGGGTGAATCTCGCAATGTGTGTAAAACGGCGGCAGAGCAGTTCCTTTGATACCCTCCTCTAAATCTACAGGAAACGTAGCAATCATCGCTGAATTGATTTCATCACAATCCATATATTCTAAGAATCCTTCTTCGTCTAGATACTTTTCCGGATCATCTGGATTCTTCGCTACTTCATTCGGGACGATAAAGTAATCAAAATGCTTGTCTGCGATATATTCTTTCCAACTGATATTCTTCCTGCGCAATACACGCGCAATCCGCAATTCGCGCTTATTTGTTACAGGATCGATATCAACAATATAGAGCGGTCTATACATTCGCCCCGCTTCTGTACTGATAATGATACACGACTTCTGGATATTCCAGACAATCGAAGTCATCGGGTAGATAACCCCACTACGCTTATAATGCTTCAATGTCAAATACAATTTGTCGGGATTCGTATAATACCCTATAATATCACCATTCACCATAACATATACATTGTCTTCGCTACCCATTTGCTTTAAATATTCAATCGGTGATTTATCGGGATTCGCCATCGTATACGAGTCGTCATATACAACCACTCCGAGAGTTACTAAGATACGCCGAATATGTGTGCTATTCATAGCAATCGATATATTGGTGCTAAGCGCCATATTTTTAACAAGACCGACTGAACTACCCTCTGGCGTTTCAGCAGGACATATCATACCAATCTGTGAATTGTCTAACTTACGCGGTTGAACAAGTTTCCCGTTCTTTTCCATCGCGGTATTAATACGCCTCATGTGCGATAGCGTACTCGCATAGGACATACGATTCAAAACTTGTGATACACCTTGCTTTATATTTTGAAATGTACCGATGCTTTTGATACCCCAGTTTCCAGTAGAGAGCGAATATCGAATCCACGAATCCAGAAGCGATTGCTTGAAAAATCGGTGAATACTAATGTCGGAAATAATATCTGAAATCGGAATGTTCGCATTTCCACGCCACAAGTTAAGTTCCTTTTCAATCGCGATTTTTAGTTCCTTCGTCATCTTCCCGTAGCACTGGCGAAACAAGTTGCTCATCAAGACACCAGGTGTATCAACGCGTTTGTTAATATAGGAATCACGGTTGTCATAGGTATCATATCCAAGATAGATGCGAATCATCTTACGGATGATATAACCAACGTATAACGCTTTGCGACGATAAGATTTGCCGACATGTGGCAGAAAGTCATTCATAAGATTATTATGTAGTTGCGCCTTGTTCGTTTCGTGGTCGTTGTTCTTATTCACTCCAATCATAATTTTAATCAGTGTATTCTCGGCGTGTTCCTGTGTATTGATATCACAGGCATCTTCGCAACACGCCATAAGTTCATTGATGATACGCTGATTTTTCTCACTGTCCGTATCATATACAATATGATTGATAATCTCACGATCGCTAAGAACGCCAAGTGCCCTGAAAATCACAAAGATCGGCACCTCGCTACGAATAAAAGAGGTATTGATACGAATAATGCGCCCCATGTGATTCAACTTACCACTCATATTCAGACAGGTAGTCTTCGGAGGCAGATAGGTTGAATCACACATAGAGCGAATTTCAGCATACAAACCTTCCGCGTTATTATTCGGGTGGAACACAAGCACCTTGTTTTCGTTAATGCGGTCTTGTGAAATCAACACCTTTTCGTTGCCATTCACAATAAAGTAGCCACCGAAATCATAGATACATTCGTTCTTGTTCTCTTCACAGATTCCTTGCATCTGACTGAGAACACAGAGTTTGGAGCGAACCATTATTGGAATCTTGCCAATATAGACACCATTGACGGTCTTGTCAAACTTCTCAGTCATCCCATTCTTATTCGTAATCTCCGTGGATATATGGACATTTACGTAGATACCGCTTGAATACGTCATATTGTTCATACGAGCAATATACGGCGTCATAATATTCTGGGTTCCATCTTGAAGTTGATAATTCGGTTTTACAATACTCGGGTTAAGGATGTTGATAGAGATGTTATAGGAGTTGTCAGGTAAGTCTGCTTTTTGATTTGTTATCTTGACCTTGATAGGATTGAAACCGCCGATAATCTGCCCTAACGTATTATCAATGAACTTGTTATAACTATCTATCTGGTGCTTTACAAGCGGGTTTGATGACTCAGGAGAACCGCCCTTCTGGTAGTAGATGTCCAGAATGTCCCAGCAAAGATTAGAAAACATTGTTGTATTGTAAGTAATACATAATTCTTAAATATCAATTTTTATTTTTTGACTATAAAAAATTGATATTCAATAGTATAAGCCATATTTTACATATTATAAAAATAAAACATATTATATAATATAATATAATATAATATAATATAATATAATATAATATATGAAACCTAAACTACTTAAGGCTCCTAAACTACTTAAGGCTCCTAAACTACTTAAGGCTCCTAAACTACTTAAGGCTCCTAAACTACTTAAGGCTCCTAAACTACTGAAGGCTCCTAAACTACTTAAGGCTCCTAAACTACTTAAGGCTCCTAAACTACTGAAGGCTCCTAAACTACTTAAGGCTCCTAAACTACTGAAGGCTCCTAAACTACTTAAGGCTCCTAAACTACTTAAGGCTCCTAAACTACTTAAGGCTCCTAAACTACTTAAGGCTCCTAAACTACTTAAGGCTCCTAAACTACTTAAGGCTCCTAAACTACTTAAGGCTCCAAGAAAATATAAGAGAGGGGGAACCCTTTCCAGAGATAGTCTTCGCCCGGAAGATAAAAGTATAAGGAATAATCGTTTTATAGAAGCTTTAGGAAATGGTGAATATAGAGAATTTACAACTCCACCTCAACCTCAACCCATACAACCTTATATACCCCCTACTGTAACAACCGTAAAAATTAATACAATGAGAGATCGTATTAAATTATTATTAATTTCTTCTATATATAAATTAGCAATAAAAAATATAATAGATGAATCTCTTTTCACAACCTATACTAAAGTTTTACTTAATAATCTAAGAATAATAATTAATGAAAGCATTATAGAAGAAGAATTAAAAAGTATTGATTATAAAGATAAAGAAGGCTACCTATTATCTATAAAAAACAGATATATTGACCCCTATTTAACTTATTCTGCTGATGGTAATGTTGTAATTACAGACTTATTCTATCGCGAGCAAGCTGAAGCACAAGCAAAAGAAAAAACACATAATATTCTAATGAAGCCATTAGCTGAAGAAGAACGAAATAATCAACTTAATAAACTAGCTGAAGAACGCGGAAAAACGAACAAAATTTTAAGAATGAAAGAACATGATGAACGTACTGAACGTGAACGTTCACGTCATGAACAAGATATGCTAACTATATCAACACCAAATCGACCAACTGAAATTAGGGGTACACGGGTTAAAGAAAAACCAGGGGGTGTGAATGAAAAATATGAAAGAGAAGGATGGATTTGGGAGTTCCCGCCGCGTTAGCAAAAGATCTATAATTCCCCCATATATCCATTTTACAACACTACACTTATCATCGTCTATTGAAGCTATATTATTATTTTATGGTAAATCCTTGTTAAAATTTATGTATTTTGTTAATACGATCTTGAATATCTCCAGCATCCTATCATAATCGATGTAATTTATAGGTATTATTATTCTGAGTAATTATATATATATTTTTATTTTTTGACTATAAAAAAATGATATTTAAATAGTATATAAATAAATATCACTATCCTATCAGTATCAAATATGTCCTCTACAAAAATGCCCAAAATTATCGCGATTTGTGGAGCAAAGCGAAGCGGGAAAGATGTATTGGCAGAACATTTGGTTAAAAATTATACATACGAAAGGGTCGCGTTTGCCGATTCTCTGAAACAGGCTGTAAAAGCATTGTTTAACTTTGACGACGAACAAGTGCGAACAGATAAAAAAGATGTGATTGATGAAAAGTGGGGGATTACACCGAGATCCGCTCTTCAGTTCTTCGGTACAGAAGTCATGCAAGAAAAAATACAGGAGTTATTGCCCGATATAAAGAGAAACTTTTTTGCGAATAACTTGAAGAATTATATTACAAACGCAAACGCGGATGCAAAGTTCGTGATCAGCGACTTACGATTTCTTCACGAATACGAGATGTTATTAAAAATTCCAAACATACGAAAGGCAGATGTCATTATTATCCGTGTAGTGCGTCCTAGTAATCTTGACGCGTCATCATCCGTTACCAATGATACGCATATATCCGAGCGAGAATATATGAAGATTCCGTATGATGTTGTACTTGTGAATGACGGCACTATCGCAAATTTTATTGAAAAGTTTGATAAAATTATGGCAATATAAAAATGAATTGTCTAGGATGAAGAGCGACTTCTTACATTCGTTCTGCGAAAACTAAATGATTTTTCTTGAGACGCAATAAAATTACTTAATTCTGCGCTCGTATTCAAGACCCTATTATTTATTTTCAACAATTGATAATGTGTATTGTCGGTTATAATAACCCCGTAATTATATTTTTTGGCACTGTGAAGTAGTCGCGATGATCCCGACGCTTTCATTACATTTTCTAATTTTTCACGGATACGCATCCTAACCTTGTCAAGCATCTCGTGTCGCACATCCGTACTCATTGTCGTATGATTTAATATGATTGGCAATACGACAATGTTGTAATTCTTCTCAACGTAATCAATCGCCAAGGACATCTCAGGTTCCGATGGCATCCTCCCGGATACTTTTAAATGTGTCTTTAATAACTTCACGACGTCCGCTTTTTTCTCTAAATCAATCTTCTTAATATTCGCCTTCTTTAATGATTTTATCTCCCCAACATTCACAGATAGCAACTGCGCGATTTCTTCCGTCGCTATACGATCACTCAAATAAAATTGAACGAGTTCTAAATAGGTATTGAACCTTTTAATCGTCTTTTTAATCGTCGCCTCCTGTAAAAAGCTATCACAAAGGAATTTCCTTAAATAGGAACCACTCTTCCATTTGTCATCTTTTTCCTTTACAAGAAGATAAACAGAGTTAAAGAAGCAATTGTTATCTCTGCCAGATACATTCAATAATTCAAGTGTATCCCTTGCTTTCACAGGTGAAGCTGACCTTGCTAGCGAAGCTGACTTCTCATTCATCATTTCGCGTATTTTCAACCAATCGACAGAACCTTTGCGAGGCGTGCACCATTTATCCTTGCCCTCGTTATATTTTTTCAACGCATCCATATATTTCATATTGATTCTATAATAGAAAAAGAGATTATAAAAAAAAAATAAGGTAATAAAATGTATTATATTTTAGGTTTCCTATGATATTGCGTAATACATTTCTCAACAGACGTTTTAATATCTGGAATATCAGGATACAACGCATAGAGTTTATCAGTTGATAGTTGCGTATTGGAACGCTTTGATAACAGGATCGCATTTTGCTCTTCTACACTGAAATTTTCCCACGTAAAACCCTTATCAATATGCTCTTTATACATTTCTAAAATCTCATTGTGTGTTATCAAGCCCTTATTTACCATGTTGAACGTCCCTGTCGTTTTATTTACGATCATATCCATTATGACTGGATACATATCCTCCAATACTGTCATAGAGTTAGGCATCGAGCAAATCTTACTATATTTAAAAATTTTACTTAGAAAGTTCCTGTCATGCTGGAAATTCACAATCGGCATCCTGATACGCAAGTTCAGCGTATTTTTGGAATACATATGCTGGAGTCTGTCCGTAAAACCCTTGACAATCGAATAGGAAGAACCGAAGAAATCCGGTTTCTCATCGTCGCCGATGCACGACTTCGTAGGGTCATCACTGCTAAAAATACAACCCGTCCCTAAGTACGTATAGTGGATGTCATAGCGCTCACACAATATCGAGAGAACAAGAGGCGAATATAAATTGTCCCGGATGTTATCTTTGAGTTTTCCAGGTAGTTCCAGGTAATCAATGGTATTGTGTTCGCCCCCGTGCGTTCGTCCAATAAAAGAGATGATGTGTGTAGGTGAATACAACTTAATTTCTTCCTCCACCGCCTTCTCATCGTCCGCGCGTACATCGGTGCTAATGTAGGTTATACCGTGTTGATTCAGGTATTCGCCAAACTGCTTTCCGATCCACCCCCTGCTACCAAAGAAAAGGATTTTCATCATTTAATATTTATTTATATTAAGTAGATATCCTTTTATATATTCTTTTGTTTTGAATGAAAATCTTGATCATCAATATGTATAAAAAACAATCCATATTTAAGCATCTAAAAATTAAAGAAAAGTTTCTTGAAGGGTTGCGCAATGAAGGAACTAAAGGAATCTTTAGAAAATGGGACGATGTGGAGGGCATACGGAATGTCTTGAAACGCAAGAAGATAGACGGAATTATTCTATCTGGTTCTGATTATTTCGTGGATTGTAAGAAACACTCCAGTATTGACAAAAGTATTTTACTCGCGAACATACCTATCCTCGCGATATGCTATGGGTTCCAATCGTTAATTCATACGCTCGGGAAACCCGCATATATTAAAAGGAATAAACATGGGTATATGAACTATGTACGCAGTTTACACATACCCGAACCCTTCGCGATTCCAAAACACAAATACTATTTTTTTCACACAAACTATATCGTGAAAGTTCCTAACGATTTTCAGATTCTTACAAAAATAAAAAATAAAATAATAGTTGCGTATAACTCTAAAAAAAACATATTAGGTGTCCAGTTTCATCCGGAAAAATATAAAAAAACATTGCGAATCATTTTACATACGTGGATCACCAAGTGCGTTACTGCGTAGAATTAATCCTTTAAATACTATTTACAATTATATAAACAATTGATAGTCAAGTAAATATATACTATGACAACATTAAATCTCAATAATATAAACGACGATTTGATTGAAATTAACAGGAATACCTTTAATAATAAGGCGATGAATTACAATATACCGAGCAAACAGCAAAGAGCGAGTCAAAATAATTTTATGAATGACGACATTTTATTTAACAAAAACAAAATTAGTAGCGACGTGATCTCTATGTCATCGCGTTCTTCTTCGCGCGCAAGTTCCGTGAATGGCGACTATGACAAAGGCGCCTATATGAAAAATATGAAGAATATATATAAACATAAGAAAATATCGAAATATGACGAGGATAGCGATAAAAGTAGCATAGTTAGCAGTTCTAGCGATAAGAGACCCGCGCGCTTCGCAAACGTCAACCGTAGCGAAACAGGTAGTAGCGGTGGCAACAAATTTAAAAAACAATCAAAATACGAAGAAGAAGAGGATGATGAAGAGGAAGACGATGAGGAAGAGGATGACGAAGAGGGTGACGAGGAAGACGAGGAAGACGATGGCGAAGAAGGCGAAGAGGGAGAAGATGATGATGAGGGTAGCGGTATTCGTAGAGTCCCTACGCGACATTTATCGGCAAAGGAGATTATGATGAATGAATTGAATGAGAAACGAGAAATCATCTATCAACTGGATCGTATGGAATCTAAGGGTTTTAAGATACCTTTTAAATTCAATATGAACTCGGATTTGGAAGAAATGCGGACTGAATATAACCGTTTGATACGCGAGAAGGAACTGGACGGTAGCGTGCGATTCCAACAAAAAATGTTGATGGCGTTCATTTCAGGAACGGAGTATATGAATACACGGTATGATCCATTCTCCATAAAATTAGACGGATGGTCAGAACAGGTGAACGAGAATATCAATGATTATGACGATATATTTGAAGAACTCCACTATAAATACAAGGCAACCGGTAAAAAGATGGCACCTGAACTACGGTTGTTTATCGCACTGTCTGGAAGCGCATTTATGTTCCATCTGACAAGCAGGATGTTCAAAGAACAACCGATGCCAAACGTAGAAAATGTCCTTAAATCCGATCCTGAACTAATGAAACAATTTCAGCAAGCCGCCGCAAAGCAATATATGATGGGCAATACCGGAAATGGCAATGGAAACTACAATCCTGTACAAGCTGCACAAGCGGCTCAAAACATTCCCTTAAGTAGTGGCGCAAGTGGAATGAGCAGTATGGCGGGAATGGCTGGTATGGCAAACAGTATGAGTGGTGGCGATAGCGGAGGTTTGTTTGGTATGGTCAGCAGTCTTTTTAGTTCATTAAATGCCCCTTCGGGATCTTCCAGTATGCCTATGATGTCGCCAGTTTCACAACAACAACAGTCTATTCGCCAATCGCCTAATATCACTGAACTACGGAATCACAAACCATCCGCTGACATTGAGAATATTATAAACAACGTACATAATAATATTTCTATAGATAATAATGATAATAACATAGAGACACTTTCTGTCAGTGACGAAGAAATCACCTCTATCATTGAGGATACCGCTGACATCAAGATATTAAGAGGCGCAGGAAGACCGCGCAAAAACACAAGGACTTTAAATATATAAAGTATTAGTAGAGATTCGTAGATAATCGTAATCGCATATGTTCGCGTATATTAGCAAAATAAACAATACTGATATTATTGACTACACACACAATATAATACGCCTCTATTATAATGTAGATGACAATACCGATGATGACGAATACCTGTTTAATACACAGACAATCGCAAAGTGGGGAAATCCAGCAAAGGATTCGCCAGATGATGATATCGTGATTCGCGAAGATATACCTTTGAATTACATTTTTATATCATCCATATAATAAACTTTTTTATATGGATTAAGACACGTTTTTTATGTATAATTTTTATCAAATTAAGTAATTTAATTTGATTATAATTATTTGATATTTTTTTCAAATCTGTATTACTTGACATAATACTTTTGTATGTATTAATAATTTTAAATAAGAAACATCATTTTTTATTGTATCATCGTAGAAATATACGACGACACCTTTTATTTTCATCAAAATAAAAACTGATATAAGAATATTAAAAACACTTACAAACAATGTTGGATTCCTCACTGTCATTGGAAGAACTTGTTATACGCCTTCAATTTGAGAATAATATGCGGAAACTATTCGGTTAGCACTTAGCACTTAGTTTTATTTATATCGCGTTATATTATAATTGAAACTAAGCATAATATGGATATTCTACAAGGTTTGATTGAAACTGGGAATTCGGGCAAACCGAGGTGGCGCGTCGTCAATAACAACGGGATATTCAATGTTGTAAATAATAAATCAAGCAATATATTTTCAATATTAAATAACGGTAGCATAGGTGTAAGTAGTAACATTTCTATAGCATCCTATAGTAATATTAATGTCGTCCCGAATTATGGCAGCACAGTTATCACGTCTTCTGGTGATAGCTTGTGGACGGTAGGAACAAGCAATATCTATAATCTTTCATACAATGTTGGTATCGGTACGAATAATCCAGCTGTTAAACTGCATGTAATCGGCGATTTTGCGTGTTCCGGTGATGTGTCCGCATATTACTCTGACGAACGATTAAAAACCAAGACAGGGGATATTCAGGAACCTCTAGAAATCATTGACAAATTAAATGGTTTTTATTATATACCAAACGAACTCGCGCATTTGAATGGGATCGCACACAACACGCAAGAAATCGGTTTAAGCGCTCAAGATGTCCAAAGCGTCCTTCCTGAGATCGTTAAACTTGCGCCATTTGACTTGTCTAGAGATGCGGACGATCACAAGATCTCCAAATCTGGTGAAAATTACCTTACGATATCCTATGAACGATTAGCACCGGTTTTTGTAGAAGCAATAAAGGAATTAAAACGAGAAAACCGCATATTAAATGATAAATATAATACTCTTTTACAAAAAATAGAAAAACTTTAATCATAATATTATATAGTATAATAATATGGATATTATACAAGGATTAATAGAAACAGGTAATGCTGGAAAGTCTGGTTGGCGGATCGTGAATAATGGTGGAGCGATCGGTGTTTTAAATAATAGGACTAACAACGTATTTTTTTCTATTTTAAATGATGGTGGTATTGGGACAAGCTCAAATGTTCCCTCTACTTTAATAAACTCCTACAGCGGTATCAATGTGTCAAATTATACGGGGAGCGGTAATGTTGTGAGCACTGGAACTGGAGGAACTGGAGGAACTGGAGGATCCAGTCAATGGACTACATCCGGTTCAAAGTTATATTATAATAACGGTAATGTTGGTATCGGCACAATAGACCCAATAGCACCTTTACATATCTATAATAATGCGAATACTCGGTTATTGCTAGATGCTACCACAACAGGAACAGCAACTGTTGAATTTCGCCGTGGGACTGGTGGAGATGCACAGAATGACTATCGTTTCATTAATGATTCTAATAGCTGTCTTAAACTACAATGCGAGAATTCCGCTCAGGTATTCGGGAATACTGTAGCGGATCTGGCGTGGTTCTCTTCTAACGAAACTATAATTCACAAGAATACTACAATGAATGGTAGGGTTGGCATTGGGACTGTATATCACGCATCGCGTTCTTTGGATGTTGTAGGCGATGCCAACGTATCTGGGGTATTGTCGGTGGCGGGTTCTTTGAGCGTCACTAGTAATGCCACGCTTACGAATAGTATTACCAGCAATACGTCTTTTACAATTCATAATGGTTTATCACCTCCACTACCGAATGAGATTTCGGTGGTGCCTCTGGCGAATGAAATCGTGGTTACTGGGACTACTTCGGGAATTATAGGAGGGGATAGATATATAGTGTTTCCTTATTCAGGAACAGCCGCAACCAAAGATTATTCTTTTACGACTACCGAGAATCTTATTTGTGATATCTTGGTAGTTGGTGGTGGTGGAGGAGGAGGGAAACGACACGGAGGAGGCGGTGGTGCTGGAACTTTAATATATCATAAGAATATTACTTTAAATGGAACATATAATATAAAGGTTGGAAAAGGAGGTGCAGGACAACCATCAAACGCAACTCAACCGGCTACATTAGTAGGCGCTGCTGAAGATGGAGGATTTAGTCAGTTTATAAAAAACGATGGTACGCAAAATTATTATGCTGTTGGAGGAGGAAGAGGTACTGGAGGGTATGGTTTATATGAACATAACAAACCATTTATTTATGCGAATACTAATGGAGGACAAGGATTCAATTACGACAGTAGTATAACATTATCACCTAATAATATATTTAATGGTGCACCCGTATCTGTTTCAAATAAACAATATGTTAATACGTTAGCAAGTCCTGAAGGTTGTCGTGGTAATATAGGAGGAAGACAGATTACAGATTGGAAAGGAGGAGGTGGAGGTGGTGCTGGAAGTGTTGGTATGGATCACGATGAAGAAGCAACTGTAAATGATGGATATGGAGGGTTAGGATTAGCTGTTGATATTACAGGAACAGCAGTTGTATATGCTGGAGGAGGAAATGGAACAGCGTGGGGAGGAACTCTTTCACAGGTCTTTAATCCAGCATATCCTACAATACAGTCAAGAGGTGGAGGAGGATATGGAAGTGATAATGGTACAGCACAGAATGGTTTAGATGGTACTGGAGGCGGTGGAGGAGCACAGGGTAATGATACTAATGGAAATCCTTCAGGCAACGGAGGTTCAGGAATCGTCATCATACGCTATAGGAAACCGCCAGCTGATATAATCACCGAAACAATATCAGGAATCATAGGGACAGCAGACAGATATACAATATTCCCTTATACGGGTACCGGAACAACCAAGGATTATTCTTTCACGACGAATGAATCTTTATCATGTGATATCTTAATGATCGGCGGTGGTGGTAGCGGTGGTGTAGGCGATGCTGGCGGAGGAGGCGCTGGCGCATGTATAGTTGCTATTAATCAAAGTATTAATATAGGAAATTATACTGTTCGTGTTGGTAATGGCGGGATTGGAGGTATATTGAGTAGCACTGGCACAATAACACGATTATCTACCGACGGGGTGAATTCCTCAATATTAAATAGTTCAGGAGTAGAAATATACAAAGCGGTTGGAGGAGGTAGAGCGGGTAATATAGAAAGCGCTGATTATTCTTCTATAACACAATTTATAGGTAAAACTGGGGGGTGTGGAGGAGGTGCTGGTTTTTGGCAAGGTAATGCTGGAGTTTCCGGAGGTGCTGTAAGTTCATTAAATATAGTTAATAGTATAACTGGTATAACACCAAGTGTATCAACAACATACGGCGTATATGGTAATGTTGGTGGCAATTCGGTATATTGGAATAATTCCTATCCAAACGCAAATTGCGGTGGTGGAGGTGGTATTGGTGCTGCGGGATCAGCTGGAGTTATAGGTAGGTCTGGTGTTGGAGGTAATGGTTTAGCACAGGTTACAATCAATTCAACGCAATATAATTTCAAAACATACTTTGCTCCCGACTGGGGTAGTTTTGGGGTTCTTTCTGGTGGTTTATTATATATAGGAGGAGGTGGAGGTGGTGGTGGATATGCTTCAGTAGCAAATCAAGCAAAAATAGCTGGAGGTTTAGGTGGTGGTGGAATAGGTGATTACGCGGGTACTAAAACAGTATTTTCAGACGCTCCAACAAATGGATTCGCAAATACTGGTAGTGGCGGCGGAGGTGCTTGTGGTAATGCGGGTTCATATGGTGGTGATGGCGGATCCGGTTTAATCATCGTACGCTATAGGAAACTCCCAAACGAAATAGTAGTTGCTGGAACGACTTCAACCATCATTGGATCAACGGATAGATGTATAGTATTTCCTTATACAAGCGATAGTGCTGGTTTAACAGGTCAAACGCAATATACTTTCACGACAACTGAAGCGTTATCTTGTGATATCTTGGTGGTTGGTGGTGGTGGACAAGGTGGATGTACTGATGGTGGTGGCGGAGGCGCCGGTGGGTTCGTTTTTGTTACTAATAAATTATTTACAACAGGAACATATACGATAAATGTTGGGTCGGGAGGTATTGATGTTGGTTCTTTTGGTGTTCCACGCACTGGAACAAATGGTAGTGATACAATTATTAATTTTGGTGGAAATACATTTTTGGTTGCGAAAGGAGGTGGTGGAGGTGGTTCTGGATTTCCACCAGAATATGCGGGTGTTTCTGGAGGTTCAGGTGGTGGTTCTGGTTCAGTAGTAGATGATACAACTGGTAAAAGAATAGGTGGTAGTTCAATACAATCTATACAGAATGGAGACAGTGGGGTATTTGGATATGGAAATAAAGGTGGTAATAATGATGGTGGATACGGAGGTGGAGGAGGTGGAGGTGCTGGTGAAATTGGAGGAAATAATGGTTTAATTACAACACAAGGTATCGGAGGCAACGGTTTAGCGCAAATTACATTATCAGGTACTATATATAATTTAAAAACACATTTTAACTTACCAACATCAGGGGTTGGAGAATATATTTCTGGAGAAGATAGAGTTTATTTTGCGGGTGGAGGAGGTGGTGGTCATCACTATAATAGTGCTACCGCTACTGCTTTTGATAAAACAGGTGGTAAAGGAGGTGGAGGTCAAGGGCGTGGAAATAATAATGGTGTAGCTGGATTGGCAACTACTGGCGGTGGAGGAGGAGGTGGTGGTGGTGGACACGGGCGCGGAGGCAACGGCGGATCCGGAATCGTAATCATACGCTACAGATTACCCTCAACCTCATCATCATCCTCTATCAACTTCATACGAGGAACCGTTGTGGACACAAATCACGACTACAAGGTCGGAAACTTCAATGGCGAGTTCAAAGTCATCTCTTCTGTATTCGCTTCAGCGTCCAACATTGATACCGATTATATCAGGATCACCACTGCTGGTGCGATCACAAATCCAGCGGGAACCGCCAATTGGAACATTGGTTCTGATAGAAGAATTAAGGAGAATATTGAAAGGGCATCCTATGACAAGTGTTTTGAGAATATCAATCGGTTAGAATTAAACCGATTCAATTATGTTAGTGGATTTAATACTGTGAATCGGGATAAAACCCAGTTAGGATTCATTGCACAGGAAGTATCTGACATTTTCCCAAAATCTATATCAACTCAAGGATATTACAGTGATACGATAAATATCCCTGATCTGCTTTCTATAGACATATCGCAGATAAATTACTCCTTATATGGTGCCGTTAAGAAGTTAATAGAAATAAATAATGATAAAGATAATCGTTTGAAAGCTCTGGATGATGAATTGAAAACGATAGAGACGATCCTCAATATTACGCCAACTACTAGCAACTTAGAAACTGTCATTATATCTATGACTAGCAATGTGATATTAGAAGAGATGACTAGCAATGTGGTTTTAGAAGAGATGACTAGCAATGTGATATTAGAAGAGATGACGAGTAACGTGATTAACTTGGTTTTAGAAGAGCTGACTAGCAATGTGATATTAGAAGAGCTGACTAGCAATGTGATATTAGAAGAGATGACTAGCAATGTGATATTAGAAGAGATGACTAGCAATGTGATATTAGAAGAGATGACTAGCAACATCACAGTAGATAGTTAAAAGGAGGATTCATGTATTCTACGAATAGATAAACTTTATTTTTATGATAATAATATATAGTATAATAATATGGATATTATACAAGGTTTTATTGAAACAGGTAATGCTGGAAAGTCCGGATGGAGGATTGTAAATAACAAAGGGGCTTTCGGTGTTGTAAATAAAAAGACTAGTAATGTATCGTATTCTATATTAAATAGCGGCACGATTGCTGCTGGTTCTAATTTTATTAATACATATAGTACTACGCCTGCGCCTACAATAACTGCTTCGCCTTCTGCAACTACCACGGGAACGACAGGGAATTATACATATCAGGTTTTCACATACACTACAGAAACTGCGGGAGCTGGTACAGGACAGACACAATATACTATTACTGTGCCTAGTGGTGGGATTGTTTGTGATGTATTAATAGTGGCTGGAGGTGGCGGAGGTGGATGCAACGCTGGTGCTGGTGGTGGTGCTGGTGGTCTTATATTATTAGAAAATACTACTTTACCTTCTGGAAATATTACTATTAGGGTAGGTAATGGTGGTGCTGGAGGGACAGAAAATACGATAGGAACAGTTGCTTCAAATGGTAAGAACTCATTATTCGGAACTAATATAGCAATTGGAGGAGGTGCTGGTGTAAATAGTGGAGGTACGAATGGTAATGCTGGTGGTTCAGGTGGTGGTGCTGGTAATGCTGAGACTGGTAATAGAACAGGTGGAGCTGGAACAACAGGACAAGGATTTAAGGGAGGTGATGGAACTGTTGCTGGAGGAGTAGGAAGAACAGGAGGAGGTGGAGGTGGTGCTGGTGCTGTTGGACAAAATAGCGTTTCAACAACAAGGGCTGGAGATGGAGGTGTGGGAAGAAATATGAGTTCTATATTTGGAACATCAGTAGGTCAATCAGGGTGGTTTGCAGGAGGAGGTGGAGGCGGCGTTCATAGTGGTACAGGAGGTTCAGGAGGAACCGGAGGTGGTGGAAGTGAAAATGTAGATGGGACAAATGGAACAGGAGGTGGAGGAGGTGCGGCAAGGTCTACATCTACAGGGTCAGCTACATTTAATGGTAGGAGTGGCGGTTCAGGCATCGTAATAATAAGATATTTAACCCAATCAGCATCATCTTCTATATCGCTTATACAAGAACCTGCACTTAATGTGATTACCAATTATGTAGGTGGAGTCACTTCCATTGGAGGCGGTTCTAGTCAATGGACTACGGTAGCCGGCACCTCTGGATCTAAAATATACTATAACGATGGTAATGTTGGTATTGGTACAACAGATCCTATCACACCTTTACAGATCTATAATAATACAACAATCGCAACAACACCAACAGAGATTGTAGTAGCAGGGACTACCTCTGGGACGATAGGGACTGATAGATATATATCGTTCCCTTATACTACCACTAGTTCTGGATTAACAGGACAAACACAATATACTTTTACGACAACTGAAAATTATGTATGTGATATATTATTAGTAGGTGGTGGCGGTGGTGGTGCTACTGGTGGTGGTGGTGCGGGAGGATATGTATATACAAGTAATGTTAGTATGATTGCAGGTAATTATACTGTTCGTGTTGGTGATGGCGGAACTGGTATTGGTTCAACTACAGTTAATGGACTACAAGGATATAACTCTACAATAACCGGTGGAACTATAAATAATATTGCGTATGGTGGAGGAGGAGGTGGAGGTTCTCTACAAACAGCTCCAGCTCATACAATAGGACAAGTAGGGTCTTATGGAGGTAATGGTGATGATAATATTACACAACAAACATATACATCATTGCAAGGTAATCGTGGAGGAACAGCAAACGCAACAGGTTATGGAAGTGGAGGTGGTGGTGGAGGTGCTGGTGGTATAGGTGAAAATGCTAATTTTGCTTCACCTGGTGTATTTGCGGGTGGTTCTACTCAATATTACAGGGGCGGGACAGGAGGCAATGGAGTGCTAAATACTATAACTGGTCTAAATATATACTACGCTGGAGGCGGGACAGGTGGTGCAAATACTAATCTAGGAACTGATACAACCATACAAAATGCTCCAATCGGTGGTGGTGGATTAGGTTCAAGAGCACCAGACGAAAACGGATACAATGGTATAAACGGGTTAGGAGGTGGTGGTGGTGGCGGTGATTGGTCAAGAACTATTGGTGGTGGCAAAGGCGGTTCAGGAATCGTCATCATACGATACCGACGACAGACACAAGCAATCGTTAGCAACTCTAGGTTATTACTAGATACCGCAACAACCGGCACAGCGACTGTTGAGTTTCGCCGTGGAACTGGTGCGGACGCTCAAAATGACTATCGGTTCATTAATGATACTAACAGCGCCCTTAAACTACAATGTGAGAATAGCACGCAGATTTTTGGGAATACCGTAGCGGATCTGGCGTGGTTCTCTTCGAACGAAACAATAATCCATAAGAATACCACAATGAATGGGAGGGTTGGCATAGGGACGATTCCTTCACGAACTCTAGATGTTGTAGGAGATGCTAACATATCAGGTGCATTAACAGCCGGTAGTTTGAGCGCTAGTAGCGCTACTATTACGAATAGTATTACCAGCAATACGTCTTTGAATATTACGAATGGTTTTGTGACGACACTACCAAATGAGATTGCGGTTCCCTCGTCGATCCCGAATGAAATTGTGGTTTCTCCTCTACCTACAGAAATTGTAGTTACTGGGACTACTTTTGGAACGATAGGGACGACTGATAGATATATATCGTTTCCTTATTCAGGAACTGGAGCAACCAAAGATTATACTTTCACGACTACAGAGAATATTATTTGTGATATCTTGATTGTTGGAGGTGGTGGTAGTGGAAGCGAATCACATGGCGGAGGTGGAGGGGCAGGGGCAGTTATTTTTATGACAAATGTTACTATGAATGGTGGTTATACTATTAAGGTTGGTAAAGGGGGTTTAGGAGGAGTTTCGGCAGGTGGTTTGAATGGAGTAGGTAATAAAGGTAATGATAGTGAAATATTTAAAACAAATAATATCAGTAATAAAGTTGTAGCAGAAGGCGGAGGTGGTGGAGGGCAATTCGCAAATGCGAATGGTGGTAGCGGAGGTTCGGGAGGAGGCGGAGATGCCTACAATGTTGCTGCTGGAGTTGGAGGTGCTGCGACTCCTTATACACCTGTATTAGATGGTGTTACTGGTATTAAATATGGTAATAATGGCGGTAATGCTTTTGGCAATCCAGGGCACGGAGGAGGTGGTGGAGGAGCAGGAGGTGTTGGAGAAAATGCTTTAGCAATATGTGATAGCGGTAATGCTGAACTTGAAAGAGCACATGGAGGTATAGGAATAAAATCAGCAACAATTAATTCTGTTAACTATGATTTCAAAACTTTATTTGGAACGAATACTGGGGGTGGTGTAATAGAAGCAGATGGATTTTTATATTTTGGCGGAGGAGGAGGAAATGGAAGATGGCAGGGTGTTAAACTTAGTGGCACTGAAGGTGGTAATGGGGGGTTAGGAGGAGGAGGTAAAGGTGGATGGGGTGGTAGTGGTGTAGACACTGTTCCTCTTAATGGTAAAGGTTATCCTGGAATAAATGGAACAGGAGGAGGAGGTGGCGGGGGGGCTGATTATACACCCGCTGGTGGAGACGGTGGTTCAGGTATCGTTATCATACGCTATAGGAAACCTCCTAGCGAAATGGTCGTTTCAGGGACAATTGCTGGGACTAATGATAGATATATATCGTTTCCTTATTCGGGAAATGGTGCAACCAAGGACTATACGATCACTACTACAGAGAACCTTATTTGCGATATCTTGGTGGTTGGTGGTGGAGGTTGCGGTGGTCGTTCAGGTGGAGGTGGTGGGACTGTATTATATACACAAAATGTCTTTTATCCTACTGGGACATATTCTGTAAAGGTTGCGAATGGTGGTATATCACTCAAGACAGGAGGTGTAGGAAATACACAAGGGGCAAATGGTAATGACAGCGATATATTATTTGGTGCTACAACCATTTTTAGGGCAAAAGGCGGTGGTTTAGGGGCGGCAAATGGCACAGCTGGAGGAGGTTCTGTAACTGGAGGCACCGGAGGGTCAGGTGGTGGAAGTGAGAGTGTAGGGACAAATGGAGCTGTTTCAAATGGTAATATTATTTCAACAAATACTTCTTCATCTACATTTACGATATTGACAAATCAATCGCCAAATGGTTCAACAATTCGTGGCAACATTGGTGGTATTGGTGCCATCAAAATGCCAAATTATTATTATTACGTTGGCGGCGGCGGAGGTGGCGCTGGCGGAGCTGGTGGTAATGGTGATACAACAAATAATATATCAGGTGCTGGAGGTGCTGGAGTAAATATTGATATAATAGGCAGTGGAAGTCCTATTATGTATGGTTCTGGTGGTGCTGGTGGTGTATATAATGATTTTAATCAAGGTAACGTTCCAGCAACATCGGGAGCGGTCACCGCAGGTGGTGGAACTGGTGCTTACGCTACTACAACACAATCAATATTTGGAAGTATTCCTACAGCAGGAAGGGGTGGTGGCGGTGGTGGTTGGAGTGTTAATGCGCTTACAAACGAACAAATATACGCAAGAGATGGCGGATCAGGAATCGTCATCATACGTTATAGGAAACCTCCAAGTGAAACAGTGACCTCTAGTATAATCGCAGGAACCGCCGATAGATATATCCAATTTCCTTATTCGGGAACCGCAACAACCAAGGATTATACGATTACGACTACAGAGAATCTTGTTTGCGATATCTTGGTGGTTGGTGGTGGTGGTGCTGGCGGTCAATGGTGCGGTGCTGGAGGAGGTGCTGGAGGTGTTGTTTATGCTATAAATCAGACTCTTCCTATTGGAACTTATACAGTAAAAATAGGAAGGGGAGGTATTGGTGCAAACTCCAGTGCTGGATCTTGGATATATGGTTCCGATCAAGATGGAGTTGATAGTTCTTTAATGAATAGTAACGGGACATCTTATATTTCTTTAACATTAGGAGGTGTATCACGAGAACTACGAGGATTTGGTGGAGGCGGAGGGGGGACATATAATATACCTCAAAATACTCCTGGACGTAGTGGAGGTTCAGGTGGTGGTACAATGGAAACAAATGATAATGGGTATGTTTTAAATGCTATTGGGACAGCAACTCAACCTGCTACATTATGGAATGGTTCTTCTTATGTAGCAGGAGGTAATAACGGGAGACAAAATACTACTACAGCGAATGATATACAAGGAGGAGGAGGTGGTGGAGCTGGTCCAGTCGCAACAAATTACACAAATGGTAATTCAGGGGTTGACATTAATATAATTGGGGTATCACAGTTTTATGCGGCAGGTGGTGGTGCCGCACAATATACAAATACCTCCTTAACAGCAGGTCTTGGTGGTAGTGGTATTGGAGGTAATGGTATGATATATATCTTAAGTAATGGAACATACGGACCAGCACCAAGAGATTTTGCTACATCAGGAACATACGGCACCGGTTCAGGTGGTGGCGGGGGAAGATTCAATGGTGGGTTCGCGGGTAGCGGTGGTTCAGGAATCATCATCATACGATATCGCAGACAGTCTTTCAATCAATCGGCAGCGCTTGAATTAACCTCGTCATCGTCCATGACTCCAATTACAGATCCTCAAACATTTAATGTTGAAAGTATTTATCCTCCATATAGGTATTTTACTTACAATGATACCAATGGTATTTATACTGTTCAAAATGGTTCTATAGAAGCAAGCCATTCAACAAGTTTTTCATATACATATTCATACAATGATACAGCGAATACTCAAGGAAACAACGAACAAACATCATCTACATTTAAAAATACATACGGCATGGGATTATATAAGTTTTCAGTAGGAGGTACTCAAACAGCAGGTGGTAGAAGTAGTGGTCTTTTCATATATGGATTAACGAATGATTATGTCATAGGTACAAGTGGTAATAGACCTGCTCTTAATCATGATGATAATGTGGCATTACCAGATGGTAGTGGGTGGTATGTAGGGACAGGGTGGACGAATAGCACAACATATAATTCATCATTTTATTATAACCCAACTTTTCAAGGTGCATGGATAAAAATAGAAATGCCTGTTGGTATTGTCTTTTCTTCATTTAGAATATTAGGAGGAGTTCAAAAATATAGGTCTCCAAAAGCATTTAAAATATATGGTTCAAATACGAATACTACAACCGCTTCAGATTGGACGTTATTACATACTGAAACGAATTATACATATAATGCTGGAGGTGATTTTGGTGTCAAACAAACTGTTACTAATAGTTTGATGTTTAAAAATTATTTAATGGTTGTATCTGAACAACATACATACGATGCTGGTTTATTGGTATTTCAAGGCTGGTATATATATGGAAAAGAAAAACTTGAACCAGTCGTTATAAATAGTGATTATAAATACCTGACATTCACACATAGTGGAGGCACAGAAACGCAAACATCATATACTGTTAATTTTCCGGAAAGTACGCTATGCGATATCTTGGTGGTTGGTGGAGGTGGTGGTGGTGGATATTCTTATGTTGGTGGCGGTGGTGGAGGAGGCGGATATGTATATTTACAAAATATATCAGTTCCCTCTGGTAATTATACTGTTAATGTGGGTAGTGGGGGAACTGCTGGTGTTAATGGTGCTTCGCCTGCTGGTTGGGGAGGCAACGGTGCAAATTCTTCAATAACAGGAGCGATTAATTATATTGCTCTTGGCGGAGGTGCTGGTGCTGGTGGTTCTGCTTCAGGAGTTATAACAGGAATAGGAAATAATGGAGGTTCTGGAGGAGGAGGTTCTTATAGAAATATAGGAAGTGTAGCAGCAGCAGGAGGAACATCTACACAATTTTCCACATATGGATATGGAACAGGTGGTAGTGGTAATGGTTATGGTAGTCCGTGGCAATATGGAGGAGGCGGTGGTGGAGCAAGTGGAACTACAAATGGAACTTCTGCAACCGGAAATAATGGATTAGCAAATAGTATAACTGGTAGTTCTATAACTTACGCAGGTGGTGGTGGCGCTGGAACTGATTTATCTACAATTCCTCAAGGAGGCACAGGTGGTGGAGGTGCTGGTGCTACAGGTTCGGGTGTAGTCCCTGTAGCAGGAACTGATGGTTTAGGTGGTGGTGGTGGCGGGGCACGAGGTGGAGGAACAGGTAATGGCGCTAAGGGCGGCTCCGGTATCGTAATCATAAGATACAAGAGCACAAAGACAGGGAATCAAACATACAAAGTTGGGAACTACAGTGGCGAGTTCAAGGTTATCTCTTCTGTATCCTCGCAGGACACCGATTATATTAAAATTACAAGCACAGGTGCCATTACAAATCCTATGGGAACCGCAAGTTGGAACATCGGTTCCGACAGGCGAATAAAAGAGAACATTGAGAGGGCATCCTATGACAAGTGTTATGAGAACATCAATAAACTTGAACTGAACCGTTTCAATTATGTTAGCGGGTTTAACACTGTGAATCCGGATAAAACGCAGTTAGGATTCATTGCCCAAGAAGTATCTGACATTTTCCCGAAGTCTATATCATCACAAGAATATTATAGTAATACTTTAAATATCCCTGATCTACTTTCCATAGATATCACCCAGATAAACTATTCCTTATATGGTGCCGTCAAGAAATTAATAGAAATAAATATTGAGAAAGACATTCGTATTATAACTTTGAACAACCGTATTAAAATATTAAAAAACCTTTTAAATATCACATATGATGCTTATACGAGCAATATAGTATTAAGTGATGAATCCAGTATTACGATTACCGAAAATCTTGCGAGTCTTGCGAGTCTTACGAGTAACACAAGTAACCTAGTGATTGATGCGACTACAAGCAATATCGCATCCAATGAGTAATCTTAATTCTTAAATTATTTTTTCAATTCTTTAATTATCATAACTTAAAAATAAATAATTCCACAGCAATATATTATATAGTATAATAATATGGATATTATACAAGGATTAATAGAAACAGGTAATGCTGGAAAGTCTGGTTGGCGGATCGTGAATAATGGTGGAGCGATCGGTGTCCTGAACAATAGGACTAGTAATGTCTATTTTTCTATTTTAAATGATGGTGGTATTGGAACAAGTTCAAATGTTCCCTCTACTTTAATCAACTCTTATAGCGGTATCAATGTGTCAAATTATTCTGGAAGCGGTAATGTTGTGAGCACTGGAGGAACTGGAGGAACTGGAGGATCCAGTCAATGGACCACAGCAGGCGTTAAAATATACTATAACTCAGGTAATGTTGGTATCGGCACAATAGACCCAATAGCACCATTACATATCTATAATACTGTGAATACTCGGTTATTACTGGATGCTACAACGACTGGAACAGCGACTGTTGAGTTTCGCCGTGGGACTGGTGTGGATGCGCAAAATGACTATCGGTTTATCAATGATTCTAATAGCAGCAATAGCTGTCTTAAACTACAATGCGAGAATTCCACACAGGTATTCGGGAATACCACAGCGGATCTGGCGTGGTTCTCTTCTAACGAAACAATCATCCACAAGAATACCACAATGAATGGGAGGGTTGGTATAGGGACTGTATATCACACAACGAGGACTCTGGATGTTGTAGGTGACGCCAATGTATCCGGAATATTGTCGGTGACGGGTTCTTTGAGCGTCACTAGTAATGCCACGCTTACGAATAGTATTACAAGCAATACGTCTTTTACGATTCATAATGGTTTGTTACCTCCGCTACCGAATGAGATTACAGTGGTGCCTCTAGCAAAAGAGATATCTGCTGTGCCTTTGGCGAGTGAAATCGTGGTTGCTGGTACTACCTCGGGAATTATAGGTGCGGATCGGTATATGGTATTTACTTATTCTGGATCTGGTGCAACTAAAGATTTTACTTTCACAACAACTGAAAACATTCTTTGTGATATTCTTATTGTTGGTGGTGGTGGTGCTGGTTCTGGAACAATAGGGGGTGGTGGTGGAGCGGGTGCTTTAATATTTGCGAGAAATGCTACATTAAATGGTACATATACTGTAAATGTTGGAAATGGAGGAATTGGTGGTTCAACTGGACAAGGAACCAAAGGGAATAGTTCAAGAATATTACAAGGTGGTATAAATATAACAGCTGAGGGTGGAGGTGCTTCTGGAAGATCAGATGGAAACCAAAATGGGGGAAGTGGAGGAGGTGGAGATTATTGGGATGGTAATCTTAGTGGCGGAACATCAACTTCATACACTTCTACAGCATTTGGTGCTTCGATAGTAAAGTATGGTAATAATGGTGCAAATGCGTATACTCCAAGTCCGTTTAATGGCGGCGGTGGAGGAGGAGCAGGTAGTTCAGCATTAATAGCAACATCAACAAATCTATTTTCAAATGGAGGAAATGGACTACATCAAGTAACTATTGATGGGATTACCATTAACTTCGCGTCATATTTTGGCACTAATACAGCGGAAGTAGGAGGTGTATTGTTTAATGGTAATTTATATTATGGAGGTGGAGGAGCTGGTGGAGGAAATGAATCTTCCTTAGGAGGAACTGGTGGAATTGGTGGTGGCGGTGATGGTGGTCGTGGTTCATCTGGTTCCATCCCTCCATATATACCAATACACGGTTCAAATGGACTTCCAAATACAGGAGGTGGAGGAGGTGGTGGTAGTAATCATCCGTCATTAGGTGGAAACGGAGGTTCCGGTATCGTCATCATACGCTATAGGAAACCACCCGCAGAGATAACCACAGAGACTACGTCAGGAATCATAGGTGGAGATCGTGTCATATCGTTTCCTTATACGGGAACCGGAGCAACTAAAGACTATTCTATTACGACTACCGAGAATCTTATTTGTGATATCTTGGTAGTTGCTGGTGGTGGTGGTGGTGCTCATAATCACGGAGGAGGAGGTGGTGGAGGTGCTATTGTATTTATTAATTCTGTTGTTTTGAATAATGCTTCATATACAATTAAAGTTGGTTCTGGAGGAGCAAAGGGAACAAGAAGTACTACAAACTTTGGTGGTCTTAAAGGTAATGATACAATAATTACTTTAAATGGTATAGATATTTTGAAAGCAGAAGGAGGTGGTGGGGGAGGTCAAGGAAGTACTGTTGGGTCTATTGGAAATGGAGGTAGTGGCGGAGGAGGTGATGGATATAGAGATGCTTTGTCTGTTTTTAATAATGGCGTTGTAGGCACTGGAAGTATTAAAAATTATAACGGAACTACCGGAGTATTATATGGAAACAATGGTGGTTCATCTTATTTAGCAACAAGTGGGTCATTTCTAAATATTGCGGGTGCTGGCGGTGGCGGTGGTGGAGCAGGACAAATAGGAAGTAATGCTACCAAAGTTAATGTAGGAGGAAATGGAGGCAACGGTATATCAAGCGCGATAATAAATGGTAACACATATAATTTTGTAGATTTATTTGGAACAACATATGGAACAAATGATGATAATAATAGCACAACTCGTTATTTTGGAGGTGGAGGAGGTGGAAGTATTTGGGGAAACCCTCAAGGTTATGCACCTGCTGGTGATATTGGAGCAACTAATATCGCTGGTAGTGGTGGGAAAGGAGGCGGTGGAGGAGGGGCTTTACAGATTACAACGACTGGTTTTGCTGCTACTGCTAATACTGGAGGAGGAGGAGGAGGAGGCTCTTATGGTGTTGATGATAGTCGTGTTGATGGTGGCAACGGCGGATCAGGAATCGTGATTATACGCTATAGGAAACCACCAGGTGATATAATCAACGAAACAATATCGGGAATCGTAGGGACAGCAGACAGATATACGATATTTCCTTATACAGGAACAGGGACAACAAAGGACTATTCTTTCACAACAACTGAATCGTTATCTTGTGATATCTTGGTGGTTGGTGGAGGTGGTGGTGGCGGTGATGGAGGAGGTGGAGGTGGAGGGTATGTATATATGACTAATTTAAATATACCAATTGGTAATTGTAGTGTTAAAGTAGGTAATGGTGGTGCTGGAGGAGTTGCTTATACAGCAGGTTCGCAAGGTGCTTTATCTACATTTATTGTAGACGGAACAACTTATACTGCTTATGGTGGTGGTGGCGGTGGTGGAACTGGTGCCACTGCTCCAGCACACACAGAAGGGCAAGTAGGTTCTTATGGTGGTAATGGAGCAGATAGAACATTAGCCCAAACATATACATCAACACAGGGTAATCGTGGTGGTAGTGCTATTTCTAGTTATTTTGGAAGTGGTGCTGGTGGAGGAGGTGCTGGTGGTATAGGAGGCAATTCTGTTTATGTATCGGGTATTATTGCTGGTACTGGTTATACATATACAAGGGGTGGTATAGGAGGTAATGGATTACCAAATAGCATAACAGGGACAGAAATATATTATGCTGGAGGTGGAACAGCCGGTGCGAATACTGATAGTGGAACAGATACAAGTACTCAAACTCCACCAATAGGAGGTGGTGGGATAGGTTCAAGAGCACCTAATGGTAATGGTGGAAATGGTATAGACGGGACAGGCGGAGGTGGTGGTGGCGGAGATCCACAACGAACAGCTACAGCAAGAGGAGGTTCAGGTATCGTCATCATACGCTATAGGAAACTCCCGAAAGAAATAGTAGTTGCTGGAACGACTTCAACCATCATTGGATCAACGGACAGATGTATATCGTTTCCTTATTCAGGTTCAGCATTAACGAAGAACTATACTTTTACGACGACTGAAGCGTTATCTTGTGATATCTTGATTGTTGGTGGTGGTGGTTCAGGTGGGTCTGGAACTGGTCCAGGAGGAGGAGGGGGAGGTATTTCATATTATACTAACTTTAATATATCTTCTACAAACTTCACTATAAACGTTGGGTCAGGTGGCGCTGTAGTATATACACCAAATGATGGTATAGCAGGTCAAAGTTCATCAGTAGGTATTGGTAGTACAACATTATTAGCAACTGGTGGAGCTGGAGGGTTATGGTCTACAAGTAAAGGAGGTATATCAGGAACTGGAATAATTAATAATGTAGCAAGTGGTGGATTATCTGGAGGTGCTGGTACTATTACTGGTCCTAACTATGAAATGCCTGGAGGTGCGGGTGCTGGAACAGTAGGAGGAAATGTGTCTTATGGTGGTGGCATAGGTGGAAATGGATTACAATTTTCAATAACAGGCACTTCAACATATTATGCGGGGGGTGGAGGTGGAGGATGGAATGGTAATGCGTCTGGAGGTGCTGGAGGTCTAGGAGGTGGTGGTGCTGGAGGATTCCCTGCGATTAATGGATTACCTGGAACAGGTGGTGGTGGTGGAGGGGCAAATAATTTTAATAGTAGTTACGCGACACAATCAAGTGGCGCTGGTGGTTCAGGCATCGTAATCATACGCTACAGATTACCGAATCCATCATCATCATCCTCTATCAACTTCATACGAGGAACTGTTGCGGACACAAATCACGATTACAAGGTTGGTAACTTCAATGGTGAGTTCAAGGTTATCTCATCTGTATTCTCAGCATCTAACATTGATACCGATTATATTAGAATCACCACTGCTGGTGCGATCACAAATCCTGCTGGTACCGCCAATTGGAACATTGGTTCTGATAGAAGAATCAAGGAGAATATTGAAAGGGCATCCTATGACAAGTGTTTTGAGAATATCAATCGGTTAGAGTTAAACCGCTTCAATTATGTTAGTGGGTTTAATACGGTGAATCGGGATAAAACCCAGTTAGGATTCATCGCCCAAGAAGTATATGAAGTATTCCCAAAGTCTATATCAACTCAAGGATATTACAGTGATACAATAAATATCCCTGATCTGCTTTCTATAGACATATCGCAGATAAACTACTCCTTATATGGTGCCGTCAAGAAGTTAATAGAAATAAATAATGAAAAGGATAGTCATTTGAAAGCACTGGATGATGAATTGAAAACGATAGAGACGATCCTCAATATTACACCAGAAGCAGTTGCTACTAGCAATATTACGAGTAACGTTGTATTAGAAGAGATGACTAGCAATGTGGTTTTAGAACCTGTTATATCTATGACTAGCAATGTGGTATTAGAAGAGATGACTAGCAATGTGGTATTAGAACCGGTCATTATATCTATAACTAGCAATGTGGTATTAGAAGAGATGACTAGCAATGTGATATTAGAAGAGATGACTAGCAACATCACAGTAGATACTTAAAAAAGAAGAATTATGTATTCTACGAATAGATAAACTTTATTTTTATGATAATATTATATAGTATAATAATATGGATATTATACAAGGTTTTATTGAAACAGGTAATGCTGGAAAGTCCGGGTGGAAGATTGTAAATAACAAAGGGGCTTTCGGTGTTGTAAATAAAAAGACCAGTAATGTATCCTATTCTATATTAAATAGCGGCACGATTGGAACCGGTTCTACATTTATCAACACGTATAGTTCTACACCTACGATAAATGCGTCGCCTTCTGCAACTACCACGGGAACAACGGGTGCTTATACATATCAGGTATTTACATATACCACAGAAACAGCTGGCACAGGAACGGGACAGACTCAATATACGATTAATGTGCCTACTGGAAGTTTAACATGTGATATATTGATGGTTGGTGGGGGTGGTGCTGGTGGTGGGTTTGTAGGTCCTGGTGGTGGTGGAGGCGCTGTTTTATATGGAACAAATATAGTAATACAATCTGGATCTTATACTATAAAGGTAGGTAAAGGAGCTACTTCGGCAAATTCAAAAGGTTTTAATACTGAAGGGTTTGGTGCTATAATATTAGGAGGTGGTTCTGCTCAAACCAGTTTTTATGCTCCTGCGCTTTCAAATTCTGGAGGAAGTGGATCTGGAGGACAATCAACAGGAGGATCTTTTAATACTGGTGGAAGTATCGGAATTTCATCAAAAGGAACTATATTAAGTTCAGCAACATTATATAATGGTAATATTGGTGGATCTGGTGTTGCTCAAGGATCACCAGCACAGCAAGCAGTTTCAAGTGGAGGAGGAGGTGGTGCAGGTACAGCAGGACAAATTGGAACAAGAGATAATACAAAAAGGGGGGCTGGAGGTGATGGAGTATTAGTGAATATAATTGATGTTAATTATTATTGGGGTGCTGGAGGTGGCGCTGGTGCTTATAATACTTCAGCAGGCAATGGGGGTTTAGGAGGCGGAGGTGGCGGTATAAATTATAATGGCGGGTATAGTGGTTCTATTGGAATAGTAGGAGGGAGTGCTTATAGTTATGATGTAAATAGTATTAACGCAGGAAATGGGACAGGTTCGGGAGGTGGAGGAGGAGGGGATGGAGGCAACGGCGGTTCAGGTATAGTAATTATAAGATATTTAACCCCATCTTCATCATCATCTATATCGCTCATACAAGAACCGACCCTCAATGTGATTACCAATTATGTAGGTGGAGTCACTTCCATTGGAGGCGGTTCTAGTCAATGGACTACCATTTCTGGATCTAAAATATATTATAACGATGGTAATGTTGGAGTCGGTACAATAGACCCAATAGCACCTTTACAGATCTATAATAATACGACGACGCCAACATTGCCAACCGAGATTGTAGTAGCAGGGACTACCTCTGGGACAATCGCAGGGACTACGGATCGGTATATATCGTTTCCTTATTCAGGTTCTGGGACTACAAAGGACTATACTTTCACTACAACCGAGAATCTTATTTGCGATATCTTGATTGTAGGTGGTGGTGGTGCGGGTGGTAGAGATATTGGTGCTGGTGGAGGCGGAGGCGCTGTTTTATATGGAACAAATATAAATATACCATCATCAACATATACTATTAAAGTTGGTAGAGGTGCTACACCTGGTGAAACAAGAGGTGCATCGTCAGAAGGATTCGGTGCAACAATATTAGGTGGTGGTTCTGCTATTAATGCTGTTTGGGCTACTACAAATAATTCACCAAATGGCAATTCAGGGGGTAGCGGAGGAGGTGGTAAAGGAGTTCAAGCGGGTGGTACTCCTGGAATTGGTGGTACTGTAGGAATATCAACAAAAGGAACTATATTGAATGCTTCTACTTTATATAATGGAAATATTGGAGGTTTTGGGCAAGCACAAGGTCCAGGGGTGTCAAGTGGTGGCGGAGGTGGTGCTGGTGGCGTGGGTGGTAATGGATATAATCAAATGTCTGGGGGGAACGGGGGTATTGGAGTTCCTATTAATATAACAGGTGCAGAATATTACTGGGGTTCTGGAGGCGGTGCTGGGTGTCACGAAGGTACTCCTGGTAATGGTGGATTAGGAGGTGGAGGTGCGGGGTCTACCTTGAATAGTGTTTCAGGGGTTTATACTGGAAGTGTAGGTGGTAGTGGATATGGAATAGCATCAGGGAAACACGCTGGAGCTGGAACAGGTAGCGGAGGAGGGGGCGTGAATGTGCAAGATAGTGTAGGTGGCAACGGAGGTTCGGGAATCATCATCATACGATACCGACGACAGACACAACCAACCGTTAGCAACTCTCGGTTATTACTAGATACCACAACATCTGGAACAGCGACTGTTGAGTTTCGTCGTGGAACTGGTGTGGATGCGCAAAATGACTATCGATTCATTAATGATAGCAACGAGAGCCTTAAACTACAATGTGAGAATAGCACACAGGTTTTCGGGAATACCATAGCGGATTTAGCGTGGTTCTCTTCTAACGATACCATCATCCACAAGAATACCACAATGAATGGTAGGGTTGGTATAGGGACGATTCCTTCACGGACTCTAGATATTGTAGGAGATGCTAACATATCAGGGGTATTAACAGCAGGTAGTTTGAGTGCTAGTAGCGCGACGATTACGAATAGTATTACGAGCAATACGTCTTTGAATATTACGAATGGTTTTGTTACGACACTACCAAATGAGATAGCGGTTCCCTCACCGATCCCGAATGAAATTGTTGTTTCTCCTCTGCCTACAGAAATTGTAGTAACGGGGACTACCTTTGGAACGATAGGGACGACTGATAGATATATATCGTTTCCTTATTCGGGGACTGGAGCAACCAAGGATTATACTTTCACGACTACAGAGAATTTGATTTGTGATATCCTTATTGTTGGAGGTGGTGGAGGAGGTGGTTCTAATTCTGGAGGCGGTGGAGGAGCTGGAGGAGTAGTAATAGGAACTAATGTTGTTATACCTGGGGGTAATTATAGTATAAAGATTGGTAATGGCGGTATTCCATCAAGCACCGCAAATAATTATACAATAAATGGGAATGATTCAAGTATAACAATTGGAGGAACTACAATAATTGCTAAAGGAGGAGGCGGAGGCGTTGCTTCATATTTGAATGGCGCAATTGGTGGAAGTGGTGGCGGTGGTTCTACGGATAATAATACTAATTCAACAAGTGCTATAAGCAATCAATTAAGTACTCAAACATTAACCGGTTATGGAATTAATGGTGTTAATGTTACATTTAATGGATATGGTAATGCCGGAGGTATAGGGAGGTATCAAGAACAGGGTGGATGGACTAGAGCGTCAGCAGGTGGAGGCGGTGCTGGTAGTGCTGGTTATAATTCGGGAGATTATATATTAAGCGATTTATCCTCGCCAGCAAGAATTACTCAAGGTGGTCGTGGCGGTGAAGGGAGAGACGTTTCATCTATATTTGGAACGAACATAGGTGTTAATGGTTTTGTGGGTGGCGGGGGTGGGGGTAGTACTCATCGTATAGGAATAAGTGGTAGTGGAGGAAGTGGTGGTGGAGGTTCTGGTGGGATTGGTAGAGGAACAGCAGCTGGAGGAACAGATCCAGGTGGAAATGGTGTTAGTGGAACACCTAATACAGGTGGAGGTGGTGGAGGAGGTGGTGGCGGTGGTGCTTCAGGAGGAAGCGGAGGTTCAGGAATCGTCATCATACGCTATAGGAAACCGCCAAGCGAAACGGTCGTTTCAGGGACAATCGCGGGGACTACAGATAGATATATTTCGTTTCCTTATTCGGGAAATGGTGCAACTAAGGACTATACGATAACGACTACAGAGAATCTCCTTTGTGATATTCTTATTGTAGGCGGAGGAGGTGGAGGTGGAGCTTCTATTGGTTCTGGAGGAGGTGGTGGAGGATTACTATATTATACGGGTTTAACTATTACCGCAAATACTTATACTATTAGTGTAGGTAATGGTGGAACAGGTGCTACAAATTATTTAGCAAGAGGAGCAAACGGGTCAAATAGTTCTGCGGTCGGTTATACAGCATACGGAGGAGGGGGAGGAGGTGGACAATCATGGGTTTATAACCAAAGTAATACAGCAGGTGGAACATTACAAACAACATCCGCAAATCAAGGGTCAGGGGGTGGTGGAACAAGATATAAAACATTAGGTAACTCTGGAACATCGGGTCAAGGTAATAGTGGTGGCAATGCCTCGCCAGACCAGATGATAGCAGGAGGGGGTGGAGGTGCGGGGGGTGTTGGTGGAACAGCACAAAATACGGTTGGTGGAATAGGAGGTATTGGTACATATAATTCTATAATAGGATCTTCTATAGGTTATGCTGGAGGAGGTGCTGGTAGTGGTGGAAATGAAATAAAATATGGAGCATTAGCAACTGAAGGAGGTGGTAATTCAGGACCGATTAATGGTTCAGGTGGTTTTTTAATAGGTGGTGCTGGAACAAATGGTAGGGGTGGTGGAGGCGGGGGTGGTGTAGATTCAGGTGGCGTCGGCGGATCAGGTATCGTCATCATACGCTATAGGAAACCGCCAAGTGAAACAGTGACCTCTAGTATAATCACAGGAACTACTGATAGATATATACAGTTTCCTTATTCGGGAACCGCATCAACAAAAGACTATACGATTACGACTACAGAGAATATTGTTTGTGATATTTTGGTGGTTGGCGGTGGTGGAAGCGGTGGTGCTTTTGGAGGAGGTGGAGGAGGCGGAGGAGATGTTATATATCAACAAAATATATCTTTATCTTTTGGAACCTATAATATTAATGTAGGTCGTGGAGGAACTTCAACTACTGGTTCTGATAGAGGGAATAATGGCGATAATTCAAGTATAAACGGAACTGGTTTTACTACTATAACAGCTGTGGGTGGAGGCGGAGGCGCTGGTTATAATCAATCTTCTATAGCAGTTGCTACAATTGGAACATCAAGTGGTGGAGGAGGTGGAGGTACAGGTCAAAACCCTTATACGGCAGGCGCTACATCTCTATATAGTGGTGCGGGTGGTAATGGAGTATCTTCATTTTTAACTACTTCTGGTGGTGGTGGTGGTAGTGTCGGTGTTGGTGGAACAGCAACAATAAAATCAAAGGCAGGTAATGGAGGTATAGGAAATGATATATCAATAATAGGAATATCACAACAATATGGAGGTGGAGGAGGTGGTGGCAATTGGGCTGGTGAATTTACTTATACAGCTCCGAATATTGGTGGTGGAACAGGAGTTTATGGAGGTGGTAATGGTGCTTATACCGCAAATAGTACAAATTATCCAGCAATAAATGGAACACCTAATACAGGAGGTGGGGGCGGTGGCGGCGGGGGCATAACTGCTGGTGGAATAGGCGGTTCAGGTATTGTAATAATAAGATATCGTAGACAATCTTCCAATCAATCGGCAGCGCTTGAATTAACCTCGTCCTCTACGATTCCTATCATAGATCCTGTCGCAAAAGGAATCAAACAATTTCCCGAAACTCCTTCTACAAATGCCGATAGTTGGACGGATAATGGTTTTACGGTTACGTGTAAAACAAGTGATGCGATCCTATCTCCGCAAAATACATTTTATCTATTCAATAATCTAATTGCATCTCCAGATCATTACCACGGAGCACAATTATTTAACGCTTCTTCACCGTTTAATTACACAAGTTCTACATCATTTAAAGGTGCGAATGGTCTTGTTTTATACATAGATTTAGGACGGTCAATAACTCTTCGTAATATGAGAATGGCGCCTCGTGATAACGCGTCGCATCCTGGTTTGAACTTTATAGGTGCGATGCCTGGCGTATTCAAGATATATGCTTCAAATGATAGCGCTGCTTGGACAAGCACCACGCATGCTTCTTGGACTGAAATACACTCCCAAACAACATCTTTGACATTTAATTATAATCAATTCACGTCTTTTGGTAACTTCTCATCAATTAATACACCATATAGATATTTTGCGATGGTAGTCTATAACTTGTCAGGTAATTATAGTTATCTGACATTTTCAGAGTGGGATCTATTTGGAACCTACGATATGACTCCAGTTGTTATAAATAGTGATTATAAATACCTGTCATTCACATATTATCCTACTGTGGTAGAGCAAAAAACAGGGGTTAGTGGTTGGCGATTGGTAAGATTTTTACCACCAACTGCTACAGCGTGGCATCCAGTAAATGACAATTTAGCGGGGACAACAACATATGGAACCGCATATAATTATACGAATGCTTGGAGCATTCCATTTGGAACATTTGATGAGTTTTGCTTTGGAACCTTGAATCTACAATATTGGATGCGTATAACCAAAACAGCAGCAATTGGTGCAACTTATGATGGAGCAAATCGTAGTATAATAAGTTCATCATTTTCTTCAACACCTTATACGGCATTACAATATTATAGAGCGGGAAACCCTGAAGACCCTTGGATGTCTATTAGAGATCACGGTACAGGAGGAGCAGCAGCACAGATAGTATATGGCGAAAATTCGTCTACTGCCAATACACCATTACTTATACCAGTTGATGGTGGTATGGGTGTATGGGTTAGGAATAGCGCTGAAACTCTAGCGTTGCCTTCGCAAACATCATATACTGTTAATTTCCCTGAAAGTACGCTATGCGATATCTTGGTGGTTGGTGGAGGTGGTGGTGGTGGATATTCTTATGTTGGTGGCGGTGGTGGCGGAGGCGGATATGTATATTTACAAAATATATCAGTTCCCTCTGGTAATTATACTGTTAATGTGGGTGGCGGAGGAACAGCAGGAATTAATGGTGCTTCACCTGCTGGTTGGGGAGGCAACGGCGCCAATTCTTCAATAACAGGAGCGATTAATTATATTGCTCTTGGCGGAGGTGCTGGTGCTGGTGGTTCTGCTTCAGGAGTTATAACAGGAATAGGAAATAATGGAGGTTCTGGAGGAGGAGGTTCTTATAGAAATATAGGAAGTGTAGCAGCAGCGGGAGGAACATCTACACAATTTTCCACATATGGATATGGAACAGGTGGTAGTGGTAATGGTTATGGTAGTCCATGGCAATATGGAGGAGGCGGTGGTGGTGCAAGTGGAACTACAAATGGAACTTCAGCAACCGGAAATAATGGATTAGCAAATAGTATAACTGGTAGTTCTATAACTTACGCAGGTGGAGGTGGAGGTGGTGTTGATGGAACTTCTCCATCATTAGGAGGTTCTGGAGGTGGCGGTGGAGGTGCTAATCAATCGGGAACACCAACTGCTGCTGTCGCAGGAACAGATGGTTTGGGAGGAGGTGGAGGTGGTTCATCTACAGGTGCTGCTGCGAAGGGCGGTTCAGGTATAGTAATAATAAGATACAAGAGCACAAAGACAGGGAATCAAACATACAAAGTTGGGAACTACAGTGGCGAGTTCAAGGTTATCTCTTCTGTATCCTCACAGGACACCGATTATATAAAAATTACTAGTGCTGGTGCTATAACAAATCCTATGGGAACCGCTAGTTGGAACATCGGTTCTGACAGGCGAATAAAAGAGAATATTGAGAGGGCATCCTATGACAAGTGTTATGAGAACATCAATAAACTTGAACTGAACCGCTTCAATTATGTTAGCGGGTTTAATACGGTGAATCCGGATAAAACGCAGTTAGGATTCATTGCCCAAGAAGTATCTGACATTTTCCCGAAGTCTATATCATCACAAGAATATTATAGTAATACTTTAAATATCCCTGATCTACTTTCCATAGATATCACCCAGATAAACTATTCCTTATATGGTGCCGTCAAGAAATTAATAGAAATAAATATTGAGAAGGATATTCGTATTATAACTTTAAACAATCGTATTAAAATATTAAAAACCCTTTTAAATATCACAGATGATGCTTATACGAGCAATATTATATTGGGTGATGAATCCGGTATTACAATTACCGAGAATCTTACGAGTCTTACGAGTAACACAAGTAATCTAGTGATTGATGTGACCACAAGTAATATTGTAGCGGAAACTATAGTGATTGATGCGACTACAAGTAATATTGTAGCGGATACCATAGTTATTGATGATACTACAAGCAATATCACATCCAATGAGTAAATCTTGATTTTTCAATTTATTTTTCTTTAATTTATAATAAATAATTCGGCAACAATATTATATATTATAATAATATGGATATTATACAAGGATTAGTTCAAGCGGGGAGTACCGCCGGGAGACCTGCGTTGCGTATAGTTTCCAACAACAGAACATTTGATGTTATAAATACGGTAACAAGCAATGTAATATTCTCTATATTAAACGATGGTAGTGTAGGAGCCGGATCTACTATATATACGAACTTGATTGCGAATTATGCGGATAGTGGAAGTAGCGGAGGTAGCACAGGAGGTAGCGGCACCAGCACTGGTGTTTCTAGTCAATGGACAACCGCAGGCGTTAAAATATATTACAATTTAGGTAATATCGGTATAGGTGCGACAGACCCTATCGCGCCTTTACACATATACAATGCTACGAATGCGAGGTTATTGCTGGATGCGACAACGACTGGAACAGCGACGCTTGAGTTTCGCAGAGGGACTGGCGGGGATGCGCAAAATGACTTTCGGTTCATTAATGATTCTAATAGCAGTCTTAAACTACAATGCGAGAATTCCACGCAGGTTTTTGGTAATGCCATAGCGGATTTAGCGTGGTTCTCTTCTAACGAGACGATCATCCACAAAAATACCACAATGAATGGGAGGGTTGGTGTGGGTACTGTATATCACGCTACACGAACTCTAGATGTTGTCGGTGACGCCAACGTATTTGGGACGGTTAGTGCGGGTAATTTGAATATTTCAAGTAGCAATAGCGTAACAATAACGAACACGATTACGAGTAATACCACTTTAACAATTCATAACGGTTTAATACCTTCTGTTATAACCTCATCACCTGTAGCGACTACTACAGGAACTACTGGGGCTTATACATATCAAGTATTTACATATACTACAGAAACTGCTGGTGCGGGGACGGGACAGAGTTTATATACTATTAATGTGGGGACTGGAGGGGTTGTTTGTGATATCTTAATGGTTGGTGGCGGTGGCGCAGGAGGTAATGATATTGGAGCAGGTGGCGGAGGCGGAGCTGTGTTGTATGGAACAAATATAAATATACCATCAGGGTCATATAATATTTATGTAGGTAATGGGGCAACATGGGGGGTAGATACTATAGGAAAATCTACAAAAGGTTTTGGTGCTACAATATTAGGTGGTGGTTGTGCTGGGAATGGTACTTGGGAGGTTAATACCACCGCAAATAGTGGTGGTAGTGGTGCTGGTGGTAAGAGTAGAAATGTTAATATGAATGTAGCTAATATTACCGCAGGGACGGTTGGTTCATCTACAAAGGGAACTTTATTAATTACAGCTACATTATATAATGGTAATGTTGGTGGAACAGGGGTTCTAGAAGTTAACTCTGTAAATTCGGCTGGTGGAGGAGGTGCTGGTGCTGTTGGTGGAAATGGAAATACTGGGACTGGGGTTATAAATTCTATTAATGTTGGAGGTGCTGGTGTTTTAGTCAATATAACAGGCGAAAATTATTATTGGGGCGGGGGTTGTTATAAATCTAATCCTTCTAATGGTGGTATAGGTGGTGGTGGAGCAGGATATAATAATACAATATATGGAGGTTCAATAACTTATGGTGCTAATGGTGGTAATAGTTGGGGGGCAACACCAACAGGCACAAGTATTACTAACGGAACACCTTCATCAGGGGGGGGAGGTGGTGGTTCTCCTTATAAAATATTTACAGCAGGCAACGGAGGCTCCGGTATCGTAGTAATAAGATACCTAGCTGGTTCATCATCAACCGCCACTATCAACCTCGTAAGAGGAACCGTTGCTGACGCGAATCACGACTACAGGGTCGGCAACTACAATGGCGAGTTCAAGATTGTTTCTTCCGTATCCTCACAGGACACAGATTATATTAGAATCACCACAGCAGGTGCGATTACAAATCCTACGGGAACCGCCAGTTGGAATACGGGATCCGACAGAAGAATCAAAGAGAATATTGAGAGGGCGTCTTATGACAAATGTTATGAGAACATCAATAAACTTGAGCTGAACCGCTTCAATTATGTTAGCGGATTTAATACGGTGAATCGGGATAAAACTCAGTTAGGATTCATCGCTCAAGAGGTCAATGACATATTTCCCAAAGCGATATCATCGCAAGAATATTATACAAATGAATTGTGTATTCCTGACCTGCTATCCATAGATATCACACAGATAAATTATTCTTTATATGGTGCCGTAAAGAAATTAATAAAAATAAATAAGGATCAAGAAACCAAATTTGATACTTTTGATAGGCGACTGAAAACCATAGAGACAGCTTTGAATATCGTTACAGAACCAATTACTAGTAATATCATAGTAGAACCATCCACAAGTAATATTATAGTAGATCCCATAGAACCGACCACAAGCAATATCATAGTAGATCCCATAGAACCGATCACGAGTAATCTAATCATAGAAACTACAGAACCGACCACAAGCAATATCATCGTAGAACCCATAGAAGCATCAACAAGTAATCTTGCGACTGAATAATAAATTACAGATTTTTTTTATAAATATTATTATACCCACAATAATATTTTGTAATATATTATATCATATTATATTATAATATCATTATAATAAAAATGTCGCAATGCTCTAATATGGATATTATACAGGCACTGATTGATTTAGGAAGTGTAAGTGGAACAGAATGGCATATTGGGAATAATGCCGGGACATTTGAAATTTTAAATAATTGTTCTGGCGACATATTATTTTCTATTTTAAATGATGGTACGTTAGCGACCGGTTCTAATTTCTCTACGAATCCTGAATTTCTCAACCAATATAGTAATATAACGATAGGGACACAATTTGGCAATTACACGCTTACAAGCAACTACGTATTATCCACCAGTAATATATTGGTCCGGCGTATATTACGCGAAGATATATATTCTAGTAATTACACTAAATCTACGAGTAATTACCTGATACTGAAGGCAAATGAGAATGACGCGAACGCCAGCAATTACATTCTAACCGCGAGCAATAACCTCATCAACAAGGCTCTTGAGAATGACCGCAACGCCAGCAATTACATTATGTATACGAGTAATAACTTGATACTTAAGGCGAATTTTAATGACACGAACTCCAGTAACTATATTCTAACCGCGAGTAATAACTTGATCAACAAGATAAGGGAGAATGATAATAATAGTAGCAATTACATACTTACCGCGAGTAATAATTTGATTAATAACACTATAAGAACGAGTAATAACTTGATTAATAAGATAAATGAGAATGATAATAACTCTAGTAATTACATACGATCTTCAAGTAATAATTTGATTAATAAAATCAATGAAAATGACCGCAATTCAAGTAATTATATACGATCCACGAGCAATATATTAGCAGAGCGAATCAATAAGTATTCTGTATGGGAACCGACAACCTCTAATATATATTATTATTCTTCAGGTAATGTCGGTATCGGTACTATCGCCCCTGCTAATAAACTTCATATATGCGAAACGAACACAAGCAATGTAAAGCTGACGATACAGAATAATTATTTGGTAAATTTGGCACCAACGACACCTAATGAAATAGTTGTAGCTGGCACTATTTCATCAAATATAGGAACTGATAAATATATAATATTTCCTTATACAACAGATAATACAGGAACAGGACAAACACAATACACATTTAATGTACCAACGGGAGGTATATTATGTGATATTTTAATGGTAGGAGGTGGTGGAGCTGGAGGGAAAGATTTAGGAGGAGGAGGTGGTGGTGGTGCAGTATTGTATGGAACAAATATAACTATAACAAGCGGATCGTATAATATCAAAGTTGGTAATGGTGCTATACCAGGAGAAGTAAGAGGTAGATCCACAGAAGGATTTGGTGCTACAATATTAGGAGGTGGTTCAGCAGCTAATACAGGATGGGAACCTGCTAATATAGGCAATGGTAATTCAGGGGGTAGTGGTGGTGGTGGAAAATCAGTTCAATCGTTAATTACATTACCAGTAGGAGGTAGTGTAGGAGTATCTACAATAGGTGCTTTATTGTCAGCATCTACATTATATAATGGTAATAGTGGAGGTAATGGTTCGCAACAGATAGAAGGTGTAGGAGGAGGTGGTGGTGGTGGTGCTACTGAAGTGGGAGGTTTTGTTATTCCAGGTCCAGTATATTCAGTAAAACGAGGTGGAAAAGGGGGGGATGGTATATCAATTGATATAACAGGAACCACTTTGTGGTGGGGTGCTGGTGGAGGTGGTGGAGCAAATTATTTTTCAGGTGGTGATGGCGGAAAAGGAGGAGGAGGAGCAGGAGGGGGGAGTGGTTATGCCGGTACTTCTGGTTCAGTAGGAACTAATGGATATGGAACAGCATCTGGAAAGAATGCTGGCAATGGAACAGGTTCTGGCGGTGGTGGAGCACAATACACAGACCTTGTTGGTGGCAATGGAGGTTCCGGCATCGTTATCATAAGATATAGAAGCGTTCCTAACATAATCACAAGTTCCATTGCTTCAGCATCTATAGAACTTGTAAGGGGTATGTCCGATGACGCAAATACCGATTACAAAATAGGTAACTTCAATGGTGATTTTAAGATCATGTCTTCCACATCAAATGTGGATATTAGCAGACTTCATATAGATTCCAGTGGTAATGTAGGTATCGGTACGAGTGTTCCGGAGAATAGATTTCATATTTGCGACGCAAATACCAGTAATACAAAGCTGACAATACAGAATAATTATTTGACGAATACCGCGAATACAATACCAAATGAAATCGTGGTTGCTGGGACTACATTGGGAACAATAGGTACCACCGAAAGGTATATTTCATTTCCTTATTCTGGAACTGATACAACAAAAAACTATACTTTCACAACAACTGGAAATCTTACATGTGACGTATTATTGGTTGGAGGTGGTGGCGGTGGAGGAGATGGTGGAGGTGGTGGAGGTGGGTATGTATATATGACTAATTTAAATATACCTGCGGGTAGTTATAGTGTTAATGTAGGTAAAGGTGGTAATGGTGGAAATGCTCAATCACCAGGTTCTCAAGGCGCTTCATCATCATTTATTGTAGGTGGAACAACTTATACTGCTTACGGTGGAGGAGGAGGAGGTCATCCTGGTTCTATCGCGCCTGCGCATACCACAGGACAAGTAGGTTCTTACGGAGGAAATGGTATGGATGGAATAACTTCGCAAACATATACATCAACACAAGGTAATCGCGGAGGGGCGGCAATCACTACGATTTATGGAAGTGGTGGAGGAGGTGGTGGTGCTGGCGGGATAGGTGGAAATGCCAATTATGGTTCTCCAAGTGTAACCGCAGGGGACAGTCGCCAATACTATAGAGGTGGAACAGGTGGTGACGGATTGCCAAATAATATAACTGGAACAGAAGTATTTTATGCGGGTGGTGGAACAGGTGGAGCAAATACCAATCAAGGAACGGATACAACACCACAAACACCTCCACTTGGAGGTGGTGGTATAGGTTCCAGAGCACCAAATGGTTTTGGTGGAAATGGTGTAGATGGAACAGGAGGAGGTGGTGGTGGCGGAGAAGCAGAAAGATCATCTGCTTCAGGAAGAGGTGGTTCAGGTATCGTAATCATAAGATATCGGAGTGATTCAAGTTTTGTATCAGGCACCCTATCTTCAGCATCCATAGACCTCGTAAGGGGCATGCCCGATGATGCGAATACAGATTACAAACTAGGTAACTTCAATGGTGATTTTAAGATCATGTCTTCAATGTCAAATGTGGATACAAACAGACTGCTTTTAACTTCAAACGGCGATATGACAATAAATGGAAATATAGAAGCACCTGCATATCTATCCGGTGGTCGTAATATATTGAGCGTCTCAAGTAACTACGTTTTATCAACAAGCAACCTCATATCACAAAGGATAACGGATTTAACAACGGATATGATTACGGAGAATGTTAATGCTACTAAGAAGTTTATAGTTAATAATAGATATAATAATAACTTAGAACTTAATGGAACTTTAACAATTAATTCGAATTTAATAGTTCTAGGAGACAGTACGCGTCTAGATACCATCGTATATACGACGGAACGCTTAGAAATAATAAATGCGAATAACACCGCAACTGCTTTTATGGTTCAGCAAAATAGCGCGGATCGTGATATCATTGTCGCGTCCAATATGAGCACAGCTGTTTTCAGGGTTGCCAATAATGGCGACGTGCTTATAAACGGTGATGGAGTTTATAAGAGAAATAATAGGGATGTCATTTGGGATACTAGCAATTACGTTATGACGTCTAGTAATAACTTGATACTTAAGGCGGATATGAATGACAGGAATGCCAGCAATTATGTACTGACTGCGAGCAATAACTTGATACTTAGGGCGAATGCGATAGATGCCTATGTAAGCAATTATATACAGACCGCGAGTAATAACTTGATACTCAATACAATTTCTAATGATGCGAAGATATCTATACTATGTAATACGATACTTGCGGTTGCAACAGTCAATGACACGAATGCCAGTAATTACGTGATGACCGCAAGTAATAACTTGGTACTTAAGGCGGATATGAATGACAGGAACGCGAGTAATTACGTGATGACCGCAAGTAATAACTTAATACTTAAGGCGGATATGAATGACAGGAACGCGAGTAATTACGTGCTGACCGCAAGCAATAACTTAATACTTAAGGCGGATATGAATGACAGGAACGCAAGTAATTACGTGCTTAATACGAGTAATACTTTGGTTAATATAATTAGGGCGAGAGCAGATGCTATAACGACTTCGCAATGGACAGGATCTTCAAACATTTACTTTAATCTAGGTAATGTAGGTATAGGAACGACGAATCCCACTACTGATTTACATTTATACGACGAGGTTATAAGTGATACAAAACTAACGATTCAAAATAATAGTTTAGTAGTAGGATTATCTACAATTACTCCAACAGGAGGAACATTCACGACAGGACAAATTACTAGTTCAGTAGATCAGTTTATGATATTTACAGCAGGAAGTTCTAGTTTTACAGTTCCAGAAGGTGGTTTAAATTGTGATATCTTGATGATTGGTGGTGGTGGGGGGTCTTATTTAGGTGGTGGAGGAGCTGGAGCGTGTATAGTAGCAATAAATCAAACATTACCAGCAGGTTCTTGCGTAGTAAGTGTAGGTGCTGGCGGTGGTATTGTTCCTACTGGTGGTACTAATGGAGAAGATAGTTATATAACAGTAGGAGGAAGTGACAGATATCGCGCAAAAGGTGGTGGGATTAGCCCTTATTCTTTAAACGCTAATGGAAATAACGGTGGTTGTGGTGGAGGGGCTTATACTAATGATTCTACATTAAAGAGTGGAGGACAACCAGTAAATACAAATGTAGTGAATGGTACAACTACTGGACCAACATTACAAACTACCTATGCGGTTTTAGGTAATGCTGGTGGTAATAATAATAATCTTGTTAATTATTCTTCTGGAGGTGGTGGAGGCATAGGTACTGTTGGAGTGGCAGGAGGTGCTGGAGGAAATGGAACATATCAAGTAACACTTACTGGAGCAGCAACACCAATAAACTTTAGAAATTATTTTGCAAATGGTAGTACATCATTTGGAGTTCAAGACGGAAATACTGGTAATTATTATATAGGTGGTGGTGGAGGAGGTACTGATGGTAATGCTTATCAAAATGGAGGTTTAGGAGGAGGAGGAGGTATTAATAACATGGTTTCTGGAATAGCAAATACAGGAGGAGGAGGTGGTGGTGGGGGTATGGGTAAGGGTGCAGGTGGCTCAGGCATCGTAATCATAAGATATAGGGGGGCAACATTAACAACGCCAACCATTGGCAATCCGTCCATAGAACTAATAAGAGGTATCGCAAGTGATTCTAATACAGATTACAAAATAGGAAATTATGGCGGAGACTTTAAAATTATGTCTTCCACGTCAAACATTGATACAAATAGGGTTCTTCTAACCTCTAATGGCGATATGACGCTTTCAGGAAGTTTAAATGCTACTTCTTATCTATTGGGTGGTAGTAATATATTAATAAAAGTAGATGACACAAGCAATTACATTAGAAGCGCGAGCAACCTCATATCGCAAAGGATCACCAATTTAACAACGGATATGATTACGGAATCTGCCACGAAGAAGTTTATCATAAATAATAGTTATAATAATAATTTAGAGTTGAATGGAACGTTGACAATCAACTCCAATTTAATTGTGCTCGGTGATAGCACGCGTCTTGACACAATCGTATATACAACTGAGCGATTGGAGGTTGTCAATGCCAACAATACCACAACCGCTTTAATGGTTCAGCAAAATAGCGCTGATAGAGATATCTTTGTAGCATCCAATATGAGTGCGACAGTCTTTAAGATTGCGAATAATGGCGATGTTCATATTAACGGAAACTATAACAAAAATAATAGGGACGTGATCCAAGATACGAGCAATTATATATTGACGACGAGCAATCTTTTAATAAATTATAACAATCTTATCAATCGCCCAGGATTGACCCAATGGATCGGTAATTCCAACATCACTTATAACCTTGGCAATGTTGGCATTGGCACTACAGTTCCTTTAGAGAGACTACACGTCGTCGGCGATATTGTAGCGACAAATAATATCACATCCTATTACTCGGATGAACGATTGAAAACCAAGACAGGTGGTATTTACGAACCGCTTGAAATCGTTGGTAAATTGAACGGGTTCTATTATACACCAAATGCGCTTGCGAACCTGTACGGAATAACGAATACGGATACGGAGATAGGATTAAGTGCCCAAGATGTTCAAAGGGTGCTTCCGGAGATCGTTAATATTGCACCGTTTGACTTAGCAAGAGACGCGGACGACAACAAGGTCTCCAAATCAGGTGAAAATTATCTTACGATATCCTACGAGCGATTGGCACCGGTCTTTGTAGAGGCGATCAAGGAATTAAAAAATGAGATTTCTCTTTTAAAACAGAGAGTCGCAGTTCTGGAGAAATAAAAAATGATCTCTTTATTATTTATGTTTTTGTATATTACCATGTTGAATGATATAGAGGACATAGGTATCGTCAGTCACAAGGACAGGGGATATAAGGAGAGTAACATATTCAACGGACTTCTGGAGAGTGTTGCTGGTGAATTTAAGAATGCGATGGATGGATTCGCGACTGTTGGTGATATTGATCGGTTTAAAAAAGGTATTCAAAAAAAGTATAAATATACGATATCAAATGCCGAGTTTATAAGGATCTATAAGTATCTACAATTAGACAACCAGCAATTGCGCAATCTAATCACAAAGAAGAAGTGCAAGTCCAATTCGGGTGTTCTTGTGATCACTGTACTAACCTCCGCACATCCCGAGTATATCGGGAAAGACGGTGAAGTGAAGAAGGCGCGATTTTCTTGTAAGCACGATTGCGCCTATTGTCCGAATGAACCAGCGCACGAAGGGAACAATTGGGTTGCTCAACCCCGAAGTTATCTATACTCCGAACCTGCTGTATTACGTGCGAATGCGAATGATTTTGACCCGATAAAGCAGACGAACTCGCGCATATCGTCGTTGATCCACATGGGGCACATACCGGATAAATTGGAGATTATAGTGCTTGGCGGGACATGGTGTGAATACCCGCGCGATTATCAAGATCGTTTTATAACCGATTTATATTACGCTGCGAATGTTTATTTTGACGGACATAAACGTCCTAAGAAGACGTTAGAAGAAGAGATTGAGATCAACGAAACAGCGACGATCCATATTATAGGTCTAACCTTGGAGACACGACCGGATACGATTACGATAGAGGAGATTGCGAACTTTCGCCGTTATAATTGCACGCGAATACAATTGGGCGTTCAGCATACAAATAATGCGATATTAAAGAAGATTATGAGAGGACATACGATAGAGCGAGCATATGAAGCAATAAAACTATTGAAAAATAATTGCTACAAGGTGGACATTCATATAATGCCTAACCTTCCAGGTGCATCGTATGAGATTGACAAGGCGATGCTTGATGAAGTATTGTATGACGAGCGAATTCAGGTGGATCAGTATAAAATATATCCGACTGCTATAGTTCCTTATACGCGAATCAAGCGATGGTTTGACGAAGGCAAATATGTTCCTTATGATGATTTGCGATTATATGAGTTGATAAAGGAATTTAAAAAGAAGGTTCAGCGATATAAGCGATTGAATCGAATTATTAGGGATATTCCAGGGCATTACATAGAGGGTGGGTATTCAACCAAGTTTGTCAATATGAGACAACTACTACAAGACGATATGCGTCGTAACAAATGGGGGTGTGAATGTATTCGGTGTCGTGAGGTAAAAGGAAATTGTGTAGCACTGGATACGATACAGTACAATTGCGAGACGTATAGGGCATCTGGTGGCGACGAGTATCATCTCAGTTTTGACACGGAGAAATATTTGATAGGTTTTCTGCGACTTCGTTTGCCTGGTGAAGCGATGGAAGTATTACCGTGTATTAGAGGATGTGCTTTAATACGGGAGTTGCATGTCTATTCCAATTTGAACAATGTAGGGAATAATATAGAGGGATCGCTACAGCACAAGGGATTTGGCAAGCAACTTGTGGCGAAGGCGGAAGAGATTGCGAAGCAGAATGGATATCTCAAGATTGCTATAATTAGTGGAACGGGAGTTCGTGGATATTATAAAAAACTAGGGTATCAATTGATAGATACGTATATGATCAAGGATATATGACAGAAACACATTGGAACCGCATAATTTATGAAAGCGAACTATTTTTATATTGATTTAGATTTTTAGAAAAGTTCTAGATTTTATAAAAATGATTATTTGTATGATAATATCTATCAATTACAAATAATAAATCAGGATGAATGAAATTGAAAAAATAAACGAGTATTTATTTAGTATGTTTGAAGATATGGTGGTGATACTATTGTACCTAATTTTACGCCCAATTGTCAAAATAGTAATTCTAGTATGGGAACTAAAAATAAAAACATGATCATTCTTAGCATTACTAGGGATACATCGTATATGCCAACATTTAGGATAGACATAGAAAATATCTAATACCATACTAATTCTTCTAATGTTGGTGTTTTCCTCGGCATATATTATATTATAAGTTTAAGAAGAAACATACTATTTTATATGCCATATTATTGTAAGATAATATGTAAAAATGATTCGTTTACATGTGTATTTAATTACAAGAAATCAAAGCGAAGGCGAAGAGAAGGCGAAGAGAAAGCGTCTGAAATATGAATTTCAGCATCGCAAATGAAGACATTATCTATCAGATATTATCAAAATGTTCGATTCTCACGATTATAAGATTATATACCGTTAATCATAATTTTATAACAGACGAAATGCTAAAGCAATTTGTAAATAATAGGTGGATGATTCATATTGGAAGGAATATAGGGATTAGCATTTTGAGACACGACTATTTAAACTTTGATAAAAATGTGTTGACTATTCAAAAAAAGAACACGAATGCTATGATAGCGAATAGTAGTATTTGGGCTACGAATCGCATTATCAATATGAAGTATAATAATATAGAGGATAAGGAGGTGGCATTGGATGATCTACTTCTATGCTATGATAACATTTACAGAACCAATAACCCTCGCTTTTCAAAATATATAAAATCAGAAGAAATAAAAATATTCAAAAGATTATTGGGGGATACGGTTGACTTGAATATTTTGGCATACGTAAATATCTATAACATATATGAAATGTTTACATCATCAACCGTTGGAAAAACGTCGGTATTTAAAGAAAAGTTAAAGGACAATTTTCTAGAGAACTTTGATAACTGTTATATTTCAATGTTAATATCTTTGCGTTCTAAGATACTCGCAAACCTTTTAGAAAAGGTAGATAAAAAGCAGGTATTGTTTCTACTTTCAAATAAAAATGAGATGGGTCTAAAATACCTGGACTTATTGAACACTATATTTGATAATTGCTTGGATGTAAAATATCACAAGTTTAGAGTATATATTGCGGTTCAAATATGTAAATTTATACTCATATTCAAAAATTTAGAAAAGCATCCTGTCATAGATAAAATGCGGGGGTTTGTGAATCAATTAAGGTATCGCGGGATACCTCTTCCCGAATACCTTTATTCCTATGCGACATTTGAAATTTCCTATATCCTTTCAATTATTTAATGATAATTTAACTTCCATTAGAAGAAGAAGATCTTGGATATTTTATTTTGAGGTCCGCTATTAATTTATTTAGTTTTTGTATATTTTCTTTACCAACCTTTCTTAACGGATATCTATATTTCTCAGGTATTTCTGTGTTTCTACGTGATTGGATGTAGTATTGGAGATGTGAAAGAATAAATTCATTTGTAATATCATCATTCCCTATACCTATATCTTTAATTGCTTTGTTTAGATCTCTATCATATCTCTTTGCAGTACTATCAGAACTTTTTGAACTATTTGGTGGTGATATTTGGTTGTCGCACAGGTGTATGTCGTAATCTACTAAAACCTGACCCACCTCCCTCCATCCTCCATATACTTATATACAAATATATTTAATTTAGATTAATTGTCGTCGTTATGATGTTAGTTCTTGGTTTCTTCCTTGTCTAGTACCAACTTATTACTTATTTTTACAGCACCGTATTATTTTATTGTATTTTTCTTCTAAATGCGGATACAAATCCTTCTCGCGAATCTTGTGTTGCCTTTCTCAATTGAGATGCAAATTTAGATGGGGGTTCCTTCTAGCGCTGGTTGCAATACTTTTGTCCTTGTAAATATCGCAGGGTTTGCGGATACATAGTCCCAATTAAGATATTTTTCATAGTCCAAATATATTTTATCATATCCTTTACTCTTATTATATTCATCAATTACTGTTTCCATCCCTTCCTCTTCCTTTATTTTCGCAAGAATTAAACTCTTTGCTCTTGGATTTTTGGATACTTTCTCCCAATTGATCAAACCTGATTTTAAACGATCACTTATAAGGGCATTATAATCTATTTCCGTTAGTCTTTTTTCTTCATCCATTCGCTTTTTCAATAGTTTGATTGCTCTTGAACTAGGGTTTTCGGATAAGTAGTTATAGTTATATTTTATTGGTCCTTTTTTTTCTTCAAGAAGGGGAATAGCTTTAGAGTTTGGGTTTTTTTGTAGATTATTTTGTATATTCTTATGATCATTATTTAGAATACCCCATCCATTATAATTTTTTAGTATAAAGTTTATTGCGGATGAATTTGCGAATAAGTTTCTCCAAATTGTGTTCATATTAATATCTTCAAAATTACTAAAATACCCCTTTAGTGATGTACTCAATAAAGTAAATGCTTCCTTTGACGGATTTGTGCTTAAAATTATATAAAATTCACTGTTTTCAGCATTAGGTTCTCCATATACACTTGGATTTTTTCTTATGCTTATGTTGTTTTCTTTGATTCTTTCTTCCACTAATTGAATCGCTACTGGTGTTGGATTCTTTGCTAAGATATTATAATGCCTTCTTTTAAATGTCTTATCCTTATTTTCTTTTTCTTTCAGTATCTTCTCTTTTATATAATTAATCACCATCGGGTTTGTATTCTCACATAAACTGCTCCAGAACCTATCGCAGAAAGCGGTATTTTTGTGTTTCAATTCGGATATTTTCTTTATTAATTCATCTTCATTTAAAAACGCGTCAGGGTGCTTTGCTAATAATGACCAATCCATTGGTATCATTGGATTATCTTTGAGTAGTTCAAAGACACCTGGACTCGTATTTCCACACAAATTGTTATTTAATTTAGCGATTGGTATTTCTTTTCTTAATACATATTTATATTTAAGATCATCTCTTAATGGATATCTATATTTCTCAGGTATTTCTGTGTCTTTGCGTGTTTTGATGTGGTTTTGTAGGAATGAAATGAAAAGTTTCTCTGTAATATCATCATTCCCTTTCACTATAGGTATACCTTTAATTACTTCATAGAATTCTTTATATTTATTTGCGTCTTCTGTAATATCTTTATCTACTATATGTTTATTTTTTAATGTTTTATATAACCTTTTTGTATATCTCTTTTTTGTACTATCTGAACTTTTTGAACTGTTTAATAAGGATGTTAGAGACATATCTTCTAATGGCGATAGTCTTTGTGGTAGTGATTTTCGTTGTTGTTTTCGTTGTTGATTTCGTTGTTGAGATATTTGCAGCATATATTCTATATTATACAAATATATTTTCTAAAATATATTAGATTACTTATACATATTCGTATGGATCGCCATTACGTTCGTATTATTTTCGCGTAACGCGTAATTATCGTCGTTATGATGCCAGTTATCCGCGTGTATAAAATCAATATTATTGTAATAGAAGATAAAGGATACCGCACAGTCTTCTATGGTGTAGGGATATGAATCTGTTTTTTCGTCGTAATGAAAGATATCATACCGAACGTTTTCCATATGATCTATTAATATCCTAGCAGTTTTGTTGGATATATAATACAATGGACCAAATATAAACGCCGGGATACACGGTTGTTTCGTATATCTTGATATATCAAGACCCTTTATGTTATGTTGTGGATTCTCAAAATCTTCAGGGTGATCATTATAATAATAGACAAGATGATTGCTGTTGGACGACGGTCTATTTGCAAAGGATACATCGCGTTCAAATAGACTGGTTCCCGACGAAGACCTACCTAAAAAGTCTATTGTATTACCATTTATCGTCTTTGGCGATCGCAAGAATGATTCAAGTAATGTATCGTTAAAGATCAAGTCGTCGTTTGCTCTCAACACACCTTCTTTAATATCAAAAATCACATATATATATTTCAATGCCAGTGCTAATTTTTTTAACAGATGAATATAGGAGTCTTCGCATTTGACTACCAGGAAGTCGTCGGCATATTTATATTCGCTATCCAGAAACAAATCGCCAATTACATAGATTACTTTCCAACCCGCATATTCGGTCTTCTGGAGTCGTAATTCCTTTAATCGTGTATGTAAATGCTTCTGACAACTCAATACAAGAATAATTCCATTGACCGCAATCATTACTGTTCATACTACCATAATACCGCCTTATATACTTTTTAATATTTTAATATTTTAATATTTTAATATTTACTTAAGTTTGTATGGGTCGCGATGACATTCTCGCAACTTTGGTTCCTATAATATTCGTCATACATATCTTCACGATGGATAAAACTAATCTTGTTTGAGTATAAGATAAAGGAGACAGCACAGTCTTCAATGGCGTAGGGATATGAATCCGTATTTTTGTCGTAGTGAAAGATGTCGTAATTAATACGATTCATATGGTCTATTAATATCGCTGCTGCTTTGTTGGAAATATAAAAGAGGATACCACATACTCCGACGGGAATATGAGGACGCCTCATATATTTTGAAATATCAACACCTTTAAGATTATGAAGAGGGTTGTCAAAGTCTTCTGGATGAACCGCGTAATACTCGGTCATAAAGGTATCGCGTATTGTCACTTTAATATCTTTATCGGATATTTCGTGGGACAATAAACTTTTACAACCGGGCGATCTGCCTACAAAATCTATAGGAACGATAGATCCGATAGCGCCATCACCATCGCCACTTTCGCTAATCAATCGCGTCTTAGGCGATTTCAAGAATTCTGTTAGCAATTTTTCGTTAAAGATCAGGTCATCGCCGGTGCGCAATACGCCTTCTTTAATATCGTAGGTTTCGTATAGGTATTTTAAAGAGAGTACTAATTTTTTGAGCAGATGAATATAGGAGTCTTCGCATTTGACGATCATGAAGTCATCTATGAACTTATAGTCGCAATCCAGGAACAAATCGCCAATCACATAGATTACTTTCCAACCCGCATATTCAGTTTTCGGGAGTTTTAAATGTTTGATTCGTGTATGTAGATGTTTTTGGCAACTCAATACAAGAATAATTCCATCCACGGCGATCATTTCTGTTTTTACTTTATTTTATATATTGTATTGTTATGTTTATGTAATCTTATTATTACAATTTACTTATATTTATTCGTATGAAACGCGATACAATCAGGGCTGTTCTCTTGGTTTCCGCAGATCTCATAAGGAAACTGTGTAGTATGCGCAGGAGACCCTTCAAGTTCTTTGTGCCAGTTGTTCGCGTGAAGGAGATTGATACCGTTTGAAAGTAATACGAGTGGATATGTGAGATCGTCTATTGTATAAGGGTAGGAGTTTGATTTCTCGTCGTAATGATAGATGTCGTAGTTGATATTTCGCATATGATTCATAAGTATTTTACATGATTTATTAGAAAAATAGATGAGCGGACCATGTAAAAACGCGGGGATATGAGGCATCCGCGAATATTTCAAAATATCAACGCCTTTGATATTATGTAGAGGATTCTCAAAATCTTCGGGGTGTGTTTCGTAATATTGAACCAAATGGTAATTTGTCGCTGCCCATTGCGGTTCGTAGGTGAAAGGATGATCAACAAGCGAATGCCCGGTAGAAGACCTGCCTAAGAAATCAATGTCAAGTGTTCCGATTTTCTTTGGTGTTTCTAAAAAATCTACAAGCAATGGTTCATTAAACTCAAGATCATCGTTTGAACGCAATACACCATCGCGAATCTCAAACATTTCATAGAGATACTGTAATGCGAATATGAATTTTTTTAAATTATAAATATACGAGTCTTCGCATTTAATAGTCATCAGGTTTCCGTCCATTTTATAGTCACAGTCTAAGAATAAATCACCGATAACGTGGATGACCTTCCAGTTTCCGTAAGACTCTTTCAACATCAACTCTTTCAATCGGGTATTCTTATATTTCTGGCAACTTGTCACAAGAATAATACCATCAACGCTCTGCTTGCTTTGCTTACTCGCCATCGCTTCTTTAATCGCTACTATACTTAGTCGTCCAAATGCTTAAATACTTAATAACTCTTTTAATCCACCGACAAATTTGCCGTTTTTGAATATCATAGGGAAGTGCATGTATGGTATTACGGTATATTCTTTCATAAATTTATAGAAGTTGTCCCGTTCTCTACAGGATGCGAGATACTTGTCGCATTGAACCGTGGTGCATTTCGTAGCCTTCTTTTTGAGATGATCCTTCGCCATCACACAGTATTTACAGTTTGATATGCTATACACAGTGTAGTTTACGTTCGAGGGTTTCTTGTATTTCGCTTCCATAATCTATATTATATACGATATAATTTATAAAAATAAGGTTTGATTCTTTTACGCGTCGCGTCTTACTTCATTTACTTCGTCTTTCTCCATTCGGCACCAATCTTTTTCATTATCTCGGGTGCGGAATCATTCGGGAACTTGCTACGAAGTTCCTTAGACATCTTCTTTATAAACTTGTTATACGGGGTTAATTTACGGTTTGATATGCTATCCACAGTGTAGTTTGCGTTCGAGGGTTTCTTGTATTTCGCTTCCATAATCTATATTATATACGATATAATTTATAAAAATAAGGTTTGATTCTTTTACGCGTTGCGTCTTACTTCGCTTACTTCGTCTTTCTCCATTCGGCACCAATCTTTTTCATTATCTCGGGTGCGGAATCATTCGGGAACTTGCTACGAAGTTCCTTGAACATCTTCTTTACAAACTTGTTATACGGGGTTAATTTACGCTTCGCTGCCTTCTTTGCCTTCGGTTTCTTTGCTCCTCCATCCATACAACTACTGCCGCCAACAGCCATTTACTATGTTTCTATATATATATAATATAAAAATATTATGGGATGATATAAATAAAGAATGTTCTCGTATACAATAAACAACCCGAATCATCTTGACATCATGGAATTTCGCGACACATACACGGTAATACCTTTCGGACATAGATGCACCTCAGCTCTCGCGTGTAAATATAGCGGAGTTCGCAAATATTCACTCCCGTTTGACTGGGTTATACCTTTGTATCCTGGTAAAATCAAAGATATATTAGAGAACGACTTTGAGGATTTTGTCCCCGACGTTCATCGCAACCTATTTCATAATAAATATAATGTTTCATTAAAGCATTTTAATCGGGATATAGACGCGGGTATCCAAGAATACGAAAGGAGGATAGCGCGATTTAAGAATGTTATGACGGAACCTGACACAAAGTATTTCGTATATATAAATGAGGATTACTTATACGAGGATGCCTATCGTCAAGATGATTTGAACAATCTGATATTTAACGAAATGCTAGATTTAGAAAAATATATAAAAAACAATTACGTTGGGATTAAATATCGTATCCTCTATTTCAATTTCATATGCCATACAATCCCCTCAGACTCTAATATAATTGGGATCACATTGGATACCGATCGCGTATTTACGAATAGAAAAACGGCACCTTACGAGGAGTTTCGCAATTATTGCGGGCAAATATTATCCGATATATTTAAGACACCATTAACGTTAGACGGATACAACGAGGAGACGTTTGCGAATTAACTAGCGATTCCCTTGAACGATACCTTGTTATATTTATTTACGATATCCTTCGTATTCGTGCGTATATACGCGACCGCTTGGAGACACGCATCGCATAGATCATCTTTTTTCTTGTTATTGTCAAAGATATCGCATAATGCGACATCGTCTTTGATGTAGTTTCTACAAATTTCTATACTTGTCTGCTTATTCATTTTATATTTATCACGTCGGAACCCCTTTACGTTTTTTGCGGACTTTGGTGTCTCGTCCATTTTAACCTGTATTTCCGGTTTAAAATCGTGTGTTTTTGTTTTCAGTCCCGCATTCACGAGCACAACGTTTTCTATAATTTTGTCCCAGTATTTAAGGAGACTGAAATAGCAATAAATAATATATTGAATGGATTTCATCATACCGTTTAAGTTGGACGGTTGGTTTTCAATCAATACATAGTCGATGCTATGGATTCCTTTATCCTTTAAGAACCCGACTACATTATCAAGCTCCATATATATTCTCTCGGCAATGTCATCAATTCCTTTGATATCTTTTTTCTTATCTGCTAACGATATGATCCGCCAGTCTAATACATGGATATCTTCTTCCGTTTTTTCCAAGATACATAATGCGAGATTTTTAATCCCAATGTCAAAACTGATATAGGTAGTAGAAGCAGATGATTTTGTCGTTGTCATATTCAGAATAGATATATAATATATAATAGTTGTCAAATATTTATATGGTATAATCGTAGCGGCGCTATGCGATTTTTCCTTATATGCTTTTTGAAAGCATTGTGACGGTCTTTTTATTAAACGCTGTGATATTGTGGTGTTTGATGAGTGTCACGAGGTTTAACCAAAAGGTGTCATTCGCAAACTTCGTATTATAATTATTTATTTTTTTATATTTGCGATAGAGCCATTTGTGTAGTTTCTCCAAGATAATCGTATTGGACGGGCTGTTCCTTATATACATTTTTTTATTGGAGATGAGCCGAGATACGAACTGCTTTAACTCCGCTATTTTCGCGTATTCCTGAGGTATATTTTCCCATAGATTATGGAACTTTAAGTAATCGTATGTAGGACAGATGAGCAGGTTGTCAGTATAATCTACAAACGTCGGGTTATTATCTACAATGATGATATGATTCGTGATTGCGTGTGTCTTCGGCATCTTGATCGCTTTTAGTAGTTGTGGTAGTATTTTATGAACAGATTTACGAATATTCCCTGAAGAATCTTTTAAACAGTTGTCGCGGGTAAAGATAGGGCGATTGAACTTGATGTTGTTTTTCTTTTCGATAATTAGAATCTCTTTATTTGCCCATGTTTTTTCGGATGCCGTATAAATAAAAAAGTAGCAGTTCGCGAACTTCTTTTTCATCTCAGTCATAAAGGTTGTGAAGTGCGGTCGTAGCAATTTGGATTGCATGTCGTAGCAATTTTCTAGCATTTTATCACATGACGTTTTATATTTCACCAGATTACCCATATGAATATTATTGTTTTTTATAGTGATATTCTTTTTAATGATCTCTTGAATATTATAAATATCGCATTGATAACTACAATCGCCTATGATGGTTCCGTCCAAATCTAAGAGGAATATATATGGGTCACTCGCGTTACTTGCGTTACTTGCGTTACTTGCGTTACTTGCGTTCGTATTCATTTTACTATAATAATATATATATAAATTTATATACAAAGTGTATTATAACAATTCTGCGGTATCGCATAGTCTCAATTTATTTTTTTCATACAATAACACCTTGCGTTTATCAATATACTCCGCCATACAACTAAATCCGTATAATATCATCTCGTCTATCTGTTCCACCGATAAATCTAAACGCACCCCTTTACGATTCACAATCACATTCATAGAATACTTCATCGTTATATTCTTAGGCATAAAATAGTAATCCTTGTCATCCGCATTCAGTTCGTTTATTGTCACCTGATTCACGCGCAATATTTCAAACATTTTACAGATCTGTTGTAGAATATAAAAAATATTTATCTTCGTTGTCATCGGAACATACTCCGCCTTCTCTTTATATAGAATCATTGCTATAATATTTTCTTTTGAAATATGCGAGAATATTTTAATAGGAAAATTGTTTGTAAAAGCGCCGTCGTAGTAATACTCGTTGTCAATCACGATCGGTGTAAAAAGCAGCGGGATAGACATTGACGCTTCACACGCTGTAAATATGGATACGTCGGGTGTATCTTCAATGGAAAAAATGCGATTTTCACAGCGATTAATGTTCGTCGTAGAGAAATAGAGATTGACACCGAATTTTTTCGACATCTCTTTAAATGTAATCGTCTCCACACCCGTTTCTGCGTACATATCGAGATATTTGATTCGCAATCGTCTTTTTAAATGTTCCATAAAATGCGATATGGAGCTGAGTCCTAATTTGGATATCAGGCGATAATAATTCTTTGTAGGGATATAGCATAGTTCGTTGTCGTCTTTTGAATTATAAAGGATCTCTTCAATCTCTTCAATCGTTAGTTTGAAGGCGATACATAATGCCACAAAGGAACCGATGGAATTTGCGGCGATATGCGTAATTTTATGAATCAACTTCTCAATATATAGGTATCGTATTGCGCCTATAAAGATAACACCACGCATACCTCCACCGGACAAAACAAGGTGCGTGATATTCAGTTTATCCATAATGTATAAGTAATTATAAATTTGTAAATTTTGTTTATATGGTATATTTTTATTATATAAATTATATATAATATAGAATGGATAGCTCTCCGAAGAACGCTTGGGTTGAATTACCAACATCTCCGTTGCCTAAAAAACCTAAGTTATCACCAGTAAAACCCAAGGTAACGCTACCAGCTAAACCCACAATGCATGCTTGGCTTACTCAAAATAAAATACATCATGTAGGTTCTGTAGAACAAGCAGAACAAGTAGAAATTGTTGCTAATAAAAAGTTAGGATTACCAGACAAATTTCTAGCGATATATTATGTTGATTTGATATATGAAACGATTAAAAGGTTGTCTAATGTAATATTAGATTTAATAGAAGTTTTTGGTGATGAAATATCATATTTATTTAAATTTAAAGAGAATTTTAAAGAGAATGCTGTAAGTAAATTAAAAGAATTAATAAAATTTATAGATGAAGATAGATATGTGTATTTAACAAGAGACACTAAGATGGCAAAGAAAAAAAAAATTGAAGAATTAAATTTATTTGTAAAATATTTAATCAAAAACCCAAGGGATATAAAAACCTTCTTAAAAATGATGACGGACATCATAAGAGTTCAAGGACATAATGAATATTATATAACAAGATATAGGAACCATATATTATATGATTATGATGATAAAGGAAAGGTAAGAGAAATTGATCTACAGTACACCGGTTTAACTAGAAAGATTATCTATTTTGCTCGCAATATTAATATCAGTGGAGTAAAAGATAAATTACAATCCTTAAACAAGATGATTACTGATATTATAGATATTATTACTAATCTCTTTAATGATGATATAGTCGTAAGCAATTTTTCAGGCGGATATGTGTTTTTTCCTAATCTTAGATTTAGCAGAGATGATAAAGAATATACACCGCTAATCAATAAGTATATATATGCTAACAGTAATAACTTTCAAAATATATATGAATATTTTGAAAATATTTTAAAATATTTTGAAAAAATAGATAAGAAAATGGCGGATATATACAAGAAAGAGCATAAAAATATTTTTAAATACAATAATGGGATGCCTGCTTCTTATGCGCAATCTTATGCACAACAAAACCTGTATACTAGAACAGATGTAGGCATATCTAAGGTTGAAAAACAATTGACAAATATTAGTAATGGTGTCTTCGTAAATTTATTTGAAGAAATCTTTAAAAAAAACCTTAAACATATGAGAAATATAATTGATAACATGCAAAAAGAAACAGATTATATATATCATAAAATAAGGTAGCATATTGTAGCGCTAATCAATATTAGAAGTATATTCGCATATATCTACGTTGTAGTAAAGGAGTGCCTCTTTCGCGGTATTGTTCTCCGCCTCCTTTTTGTTGCTCCCCGTAGATGTCGCGATTATCGCGTTGTTACGGTCTTTAATACAGTAAGTGAATATGCGGACATTATCTTTCATCAATACCTTCACTTCGTAAAATTTTGGCGAATCTTGGAGGTTGTGCATCATATACGATACAAGCATATCCTTATAGTTATTCTTGATCCGTATGAGTTCGCAAAAATCAATATAATTCTCTATAATATAAATGATAAAGTTCTCAACAATAAAGAATCCCGCGCCAGTAAACGGGGCGATCGTAATCGTGTTCGGTAGTTGAACCTTATCGCTCTCGGTTTGAAAGTCCAGAAACAAGGCACCAATAAATGCCTCAAATATATCTTCCATAATTTTAAAATTATTTCTGCCTCCAGATTCCTCAACCTGCTTAGATATGATCGCAAACTTAGGGAATCCTATTTTTTCGGATAAATAACCAAGCATCCGTCCATTCACTATTTTTGTTCGGATCTTTGAAAGGAAGCCCTCGTTTTGGTCGGGAAACCGAGTATATAAATAGTTGGCGACAATCATACCGATAAGCGAATCGCCAAGATATTCTAGGCGTTCGTAGGACATATCTTGGAGCGGTAGGCAATCCGACGGACAATTCACATTACTTTTGTCAAAGTCAATGTTTTTCATTGTACAATAGGATTTATGAACGAACGCAACGCGATACAAATCAATATTTTTAAACGCGATATTTGCCAACCCGTTCGCATTGAATATCGCCACAAGATCGCTACTTTGCAAGAGAACATTCTTATTATTATAGGGTTGGTTGGTAATATCGATATCCTGCGTTTTATTATGTATCCCTTGAATGCGTTTCATCTTGTATATTTCAAAACTACACGTTTTATATCAGTTTTTTATTATATAAATATTAATTGTTTATTTCTTTTAAATAGTATAGTAAAATGGATGATTTTATTATTCAGGATACCGAACCAATTGTCAAAATAGATTCATTGGGCATCGGTATTAATACAATACAAAACATCCAAAGTCTAAACTTGAATGATAACGAATATTTAGTAGTTGGCGATGGTCAAGGTAACGCGAATAATTATAGTAATATGAGCGACACAAAGTGGAATATGTATGTGAATCATGAAGGCGTCGCCATCAATACGTCGCGATTTATCACATCGAATTACAGGCAGCCGAACACGTCGCTTTACGTGAATCGCAATATCCACTGTGACGGCATAATCAACGCGCATAGCATTCAGTTCAGCAACATATCTATTAGTGGGGAGATTGGTAGCAACGCGATCATTGATTTAATAAAAAATATTAATATTTTGTCTGAATCACAACCGTTTAAAACAGGTGTCGTAACCTACTTTAACAACCTCTATGATCGGCTGTATCCTGTGAATAATATCTATACACCGAATTATCTAACCTTAGGAGGGTTAGTGGATACAAATTATAACCAGCATCCTTTGAATATCAACTCCACACCAAACAATGATTTTAACAACGTTCATATTGCTTTGCGAAACGACACATATAATTACGCCACAAACGAACTGTCCAAATTAAGCATCGGTATCATTGGTGGCAGTAATATATCGCCCGCAGTCATTTCAACCACGAAAGGGATGCCTCTCGAGTTCCACGTAAATAAATCGGCGGATGAAATCAACTCCTTATATACAAGGGAGGCGATTCCGCGTTACACGAAGGACAGCGATTATGCGGCGATGACGATAGATTATAATGGCAACATATGTATCGGTAAAAATAAGGCGGATGACGTGGTATATTATAAGAATATTTTGATGAATGGTATAAGTAGCAATCAGTCGTTTACGAATCCTACGCGACTGGATGTGAAGGGCGTTTCCAAATTTGACGATATCATCGTCTTTGATAATTTCGCGAACGATTACAAGCATATAGACGAGGTATATATTCGCGCAAATGGCGCGGGTAGTATTCGTCCTTCACAGATTACCGCAGGAACATTTACGGGTCTTAGTTATTCTTTTAATATGTTGGATATACGGGAAACGCTAACTACCAAGAATATAAACGCGACAGGCACAGTTGGAGCACCGAATATGAATGTCCAGGATATGCTTGTCACGAATAGCGCGACATTTCGTGGAACTACGAATTTCGTCAATACGACTGCGCTTACAATGAATCGCCTGAATATTGTGAATGACTTGATGATTGGAGGTATCCGCGTGAATCCGATTAATATAAGCGATGAGACATTAGGATATACGACGATCACGAGCACTACGAATAATGGCAATAACAAGTATTTTTTCACATATGTTCATAGTAATATCGCGAATCTTGACGCGAACCGCAATATCAGTTTCCCGAACAAATTGAGTGTGGGTCCGAACAAAGGCGACGGGTTCACAGGTACAGTGAATGTATTTAAAACACACAGTTCAAATAATAACTTTGAAGTCATTTTACAAGAGAAGGTGAATGAGGATAAATTTATCGCAAACATCGGGAGACTTTCGTATCTGGATTTTTATGATAACAGTCTGTTAATCAATACCAGCAAGATTCCTAATAAGAAGCACAACATCTACTTTTACCCGTCGTTTGATATATCCGCGTTGGAAAATAATGTGTTGCGACCAAATCTACTCAATAACCCGCCAATGCTCTCTATTACGAATACGGGACTGAGCGTAAATAGGAAATTACCACATGACGGAGTTCATTTGGATATTAATGGTAAGATTTCAGGGACGGAGTATTTCATTTACAGGGATGATGTGATTACAAAGATGAGCGCGTTTGTGTATAATGGTGCCAAGAATTATTTCAGCATATACAATGAAAATACATATAAATATTGTATTAATTATGATAATATTTCTACGTATTCTGCGAAGTTGCAAGGGTTGAATGTGAAGCAGGGTATCAATAGTGACATCTATTATCAAAATGACAAGCTAATTGAGACGCTACAATCCACAAATAATCCGGGTAGTTTTTATACGAATAAGAAGATTTCTCTTGGGTGGGGCGGGGAAGACGTTCGTATGCCTCTACAAATCCGCAATATGAATATGGAGGATTATAATCATTCGGTGATCCGCATATATCGCGGTGTTCGCGGCGGTGGACTTCACAACAACGCCGATTATAGCGGAATCGACATTTGCGAATACGACAGGGATTTAAGGAATGATCGCAATTTGGAGAGATGGTTCATTTATAAAAATCACAAGTTCAATGATATAGATTCGCGAGACATCGCGAGAATCGGTCCGTTACAGATAGGATATGCGGACAAGACGATCGAACCGACGAATTTTGGGATGTCTATGTATTACAATGCGTTAACCTCAAATTACCACGTTGATTTTAATAAACCCGATGTATCGTATGATTTTTTGGACGAAGAAAGGAATGTCGCGGTATCTATTCACGGTGACTTGAATGTTCACGGTAATATTAATATTATTGATAACGGTAGTAATAATTTCAACGTGCGTCTCAAAAGAGTAGAGGGACTTACGGAATTATCAAAGTATATTGATGTAGTAGCAGTATCCAATCTTATTTATAAAAACGTTATTGATTATAACGACATTGAATATTCTGGCAAAAACATCATCTTTAAACCTACACAGTCTATCGTGGTTGATTCGATTGTGAATACAGACATTCCGTTTGTCGTGAAGCAGAACAACGACAGACTATCAACTGCCAAGTTTATCACTTACTCATCCAATTATATTATGGATAATACCATTCATAACAGCCATGATTATTCGGCGATTGAGATGGGTATTTATAGATTTAATGACTTTAACGTCGGTTATGATAGGAATCGTAATACGAACATAAAAAATATGGTTCAAATCTTGGTGTCTAATAATAATATTGTGAATACCGAAAATACGAACTTGACATTTAGTTATTACAAGAACGACAGTAATAATGACTTCTATCATCCGTTCGTAGAGTTCAACAACAGTTTTTCAAAAACGTATATGCATTTAGGACAGGGAGCAAGCGGATACAATAGTAATATTAGTTTGCACATTGACGACGACAATAAATACGGATTGCAATTGACAAACAGTTATTATCCTGTGAAGATCAATATGGTAAATATCGAAGGAGACCGCAATAAATATACCACAATTTGTAGTGGAGACGAACAGAACAACTATCGTTTTACACTGGATGTTGGCGTGTTAAACGCGGGTATCGAACCGGAAAATAACAACATGTTCAATATTTTAACGATAGACCCTTATACGACAGGTTTAAATTTGCGAGATGGCGTTCGATACGGTTTCAATGAAACGATGCCTATGCAAACGATGACGATCAACAGTGAATATGATGAGCAACCGGTGCTCATTAATGCGAGATACACGAAGGATTATATCTACACAAACGCGATCGTGAATAGTAGTAATATGGTATTTGATAGGGCTGTGAACGGATGGGATAACAATACAAAGGTATTTAATACGTCAATTCGCAATAGTATTTCACCGGAGTATGTACCGACATATGACATATTCGGGAGTAATATAGACAATAAGAATGCGGTCGTATATAAAACGCTTCATGGGACGAAGGATATTACTTATCTATCGTTGCACTCCAATATTAATTTGACATATAAATTCACAGAGACGAACGCGAATATCTTGAACACAGGGTATAGTGTGCGAAACATCAAAGTAAATACAATACCAACGTATAGGATCGAATTCAATAAAGAGAATTTGCTTGAAAACGATAGTGTGCTGTTTCGTATTACGCCGAATTTATCTGATAGTCAAAATGAGGTTATTGGATTGGATGAGATGCAACTTGTGAATCACCAGACATCTAATGTGTTTGACATTATCCTAAATAATAATATTGTAAGTAATAATTACAAATTATCATGTATCTTTAACAACATCTATAATGTGCCGTCATATTTGGCGGGTATAACGACATCCAATACGTTTTTCACATCAAATTATGCTATGATTGTAGATAGTGCACGGGGTAGGACGAGCAATATTATATCGGTTCGTAACGAAATCTATAGTTATTTTCCGAAGGTGAATATCAACACGAAGAATATATCCAAGGTATTTGTCAATAAAAATCTAATAAAATTAGATGACAACTATTCGTTGTCAAACATATATATTGAATCCACCACTTCCAACGTCGTCTGTTATAATTACACGATGGGCACTGACTTAACGTATGCTTTTAAAGGCAACTTTGCGATCCATCGAACGAATAGGATGCGTATCAACAGTTCGAATACGATTCCAAACACGAAGACAAATAACAGTAGTGTTATCAATTATACGTCTAATATCCGCTACGCGGATTACAAGACGAACATTCTAAATATCCGCACATCAAATGAGTTTGTTGATAGCATGTATAATACCCAACTATTTTATACGGGTTCCAATATATTTTTGGACGAATTTTCGATTTACGGGGCAAGTTTGAGTAATACGGTGGTGATGGATGAATATTACAAACGATATGTTCCAAATAGCAATATAAATATACAATTATCAAACTATAATAAAACGAATCTGAAACCGCATATTATATTTACAAGTTCTGTGAAAGACGAATCGTTTGATCGAGGTAGTTTAAACACTGAAATTTATTGTTATGAGGGCAATATGAAATTTAATTACCGCGACAATCAAATTGAGCACCCGTTATTACTCATTGATAAGGTGGGGAATATCCAGTATTACGGCGATGTACGTACGAGCAATGATTTATATATCAGCGGGAATATATTTGACGTTCACGGTAGTAATGTAATCCAAGGGATAGACAAGAAAATAGCAGACCTTGGAACATTCAATACATCTGCGCTAACGGAAAATGTTGAAATTTTGAATGAAACTATATCGATGAACAATATGAATATGAGTAATTACGTTTATATTACGAACAAGCTTTTAACGGAGAAAGCTGATATTAACAACGCAAATATGAGTAATTACGTGGATATCACGAGCAATCGCTTAGTTGCGAAGGCAGACTTGAACAATGCGAATATGAGTAATTATGTTAATATTACAAGCAATCGCTTAGTTGCGAAGACAGACTTGAACAATGTGAATATGAGTAATTATGTGAATATTACAAGCAATCGCTTAGTTGCGAAGGTAGATTTGAACAACGCGAATATGAGTAATTATGTGAATATTACAAGCAATCGCTTAGTTGCGAAGGCAGATTTGAATAATACGAATATGAGTAATTACGTTATGATCACGAGCAATCTCTTAGTAGAGAAGGCAAACTTGAATAATTTGAATATGAGTAATTATGTGAATATCACGAGCAACCTCATTGCGCGACGGATGACGAATTTGACGACGGATATGATCAATGAGAATAAAGGAGCGATGAAACGCTTCATTACAAACAACGTGTATGATAATAATCTTAGCGTCTATGGCAATTTAACAATCACTTCAAATTTGATTGTTCTTGGTGCGAGCACAATGCTTGAAACTGAAATCTATTCGACGGAACGTCTTGAGATAATGAATGCGAACACAACGTCGCGTGCGTTGGTGATTAAACAGAATGATATTATAAATGACATTATTCAAGGGTCTAATAGTAGCAACACGGTATTTACGATAACTAATAAAGGGGATGTAATGGTAGCAGGTAATTTTATTAGCAATACGGGTAATTTTATTAGCAATACAGGCACATTTATTAGCAATAATAGGTATGTTTTAGTGGATATGAGTAATTATGTCTTGGAGACGAGCAATGTGATTGCGAAGAGACTTGATAGTAATGTAGGGATACTGAATACTATGATACGAACGAATACTTTGAATAATAGTAATTATACTTTGAGTGCAAGTAATAATTTGGCATATTTAATAAATAACAAGGAGACACCGTGGGCGATTCGCCCGACATATGCGTTTAGTATCAAAAACATTTCTGTAGGGACAATGAGCAACATAGATACACTTACGGTGGATGGGGCGATCATATGTTCAAAGGGTATTACAACATCATTCTCTGACAATCGTCTCAAAAATTACACATCTAATATAGAGAATCCTATAGATTTGATCAATAGGATAAACGGGTTTCATTTTACACCGAATGATTTGGCGACTACCTATGGATTTACAAAAACACCGGATGTTGGTTTGAGTGCGCAGGAGGTTCAAAGCATACTTCCAGAGATTGTAAAATTGGCACCATTTGATATGGTGAGAGATGGCTATAATAATATTGTATCAAAGAGTGGAGACAATTTTTTAACCATTTGCTATGAAAAGATGGCACCATTATTCGTTGAATGTATAAAAGCGCTTAAAAAAGAAATAAACGAGTTGAGAGAGGAAGTCGCGGAACTACGCGGGAGGGCTTAAGGAATGAGTCCTTTGAATTTGTCTTTTGCTAGGTCTGTGAATTTGCTTTTTGCGTTGGCGGCGTCTGGTATATTATTTTTGAAACCATCTAGAATACTAGATGCGTTGCCTAAGTTGCCGTTTGCTAGGTCTGTGAATTTGCTTTTTGCGTTGGCGGCACCTGGTATCTTATTTTTTAAACCATCCATAATACTTGATGCGTCTCCTAATTTGTCTTTTGCTAGGTCTGAGAATTTTCCTTTTGCGTCTGCGATGCCTGGTATATTTTTTTTGAAACCATCTAGAATACTTGATGTGTCTCCTAATTTGCCTTTTGCTAGGTCTGAGAATTTTCCTTTTGCGTCTGCGATGCCTGGTATATTTTTTTTGAAACCATCTAGAATACTTGATGTGTCTCCTAATTTGCCTTTTGCTAGGTCTGAGAATTTTCCTTTTGCGTCTGCGATGTCTGGTATCTTATTTTTGAAACCATCTAGAATACTTGATGTGTCTCCTAATTTGCCTTTTGCTAGGTCTGAGAATTTTCCTTTTGCGTCTGCGATGCCTGGTATCTTATTTTTGAAACCATCTAGAATACTTGATGTGTCTCCTAAGTTGCTTTTTGTGGATAATCCAGTTAGAAAATTTGTGACGCCTTCTTTGGCATTCTTAGTGCCTTCTATTAAATTTTGTGTTGTATTGTCTTTTTTATTTTTTATTTTTTCTGTAATTTCTTCTGTTAATTTATCTAGTATTGGTTCTTTTGGTTGCGGTGGTTGCTGTATGTATGGTGGCGGTTGAGGTCGTTGTTGTTGTGGTTGTTGTTGAGGGTATGGTTGTTGCGGGTATGGTTGTTGTGGGTATGGTTGTTGCGGTTGCTGAGGGTTATATGGTTGTTGCGGTCGTCGTTGTTGTTGTGGGTATGGTTGTTGTGGTTTTACAAATAATTTGCTGACAGATCCTCTTTTTTCTTCTAACATATCTAATAACGTTTGTATTGGTTGTGTATCCGGATAATCTTCCATAGCACCTGGATTATCTGCGTCATCTACCGGGTCTTCAGCATCTTCTGAAAGAGAACCTTTTAATTTATCTGTAATCGGTTTGTTATTCTTATTTTCTCGAATATATTCGTTAAATTTAATGAATAGGTCATTATATAATTTTTTAAGTTTATTTTCAAATTCACCCATATTTTCCTTGGATATATCACCATCTAATACGTGAATTTGCTTTGTGTAAAAATACCTATTAAAATGATAGCGCGCAGAAGAATTAGTAAGGAAATATTTAAAAAATTCCCATTCTATGGTGTTTGGTATTAAAATAACATCAAACTTTATTTTTCTTGGTGGTATTTTATATTTCTGGCGAATCCCATAGTTTATTTCTCGTATGTTCTCTTGAATCGTTTTTAGTTTCGTTTTAATAGCTTCGTGTTGCTTTAGGTAATCTTGTAATATCAAACGGTTCTCTATCGTTTTGTCATTCAAATATTCGGTTAGTGGATTTATGATTTCAATTAAATTTCCGCTCTTTCTTCGTATGTTGGTTTGAACACCATCGATGTATGCTATCAAATCCTGATATTCTTGGTCTTTCATAATGATATCAATCATCTCTTCGGTATCTATACTACTATAGGGTTGTTCCTTTGGTGGTGGAGATGGTTCTTGTTCTGTTGGAGTCTCATTAGGTGGAACTTCAGGTGTCTCTTGAGGTATCTCTTGAGGTGGTGTTTCGGGAGCTGTCTCTTGTGGTTCCGCTTCTTCTTCTTCTGGTGGTGGTATATAGTAGTTATAATAGTCGAAGTTTTGGACGATTTTGTATAATAATATATTTACTTTTTTGTAATCTATTGTGCTTGATATATAGATGATCTCGTCGAGATTATCAAAGACTTCGTTTAACTTTACTTTGTATTGGTTAAATTTATAATGTTCATTCCATCCCCCCATTATATTCTATTTTATTACTATATATAAAATTATATAAAACTTACAATACAATTATATTATATAATGAGTATGAGTGCCGTAAAGAATGTATCAGGTAAAAAAATAAAGGAGATTTTGATGGCTACGATTGAGGATGATACTGAATTTACGCTAGATGATACGAAGAAACTTGCGGTTGCTGCTTTCAAAGATGCGTTAAAATCAGGACAGGGTAAAAAGCGGGTTGTGAAGGTAGATAGCGATGGTGTGGTGATCAAGAAACTACCGAGCAAGTATAACTTGTTTATTAAAGATGAGATGGCGCGTTTAATACTTGAGTTTCCAGACAAGGAGAGGAAGGAACTGATGAAACAGGCGGCGATTCATTGGAACGAGAGCAAAGTTGCGAATGAGGCGGAAACTGAGACGGTCGCATAAAATGCGATATTTTGTTTTATTGTTTTTTTGTTAGATATTCAAAAATATCGTTGAATGTAGGTAGATAGATCGCGCATCCTAAGCAATGCATCTCTGTAATAATAGAGGGATATTTAATTAATTATATTTTACGGAAATATGGGTTTTATATCTTTTTAATTTTTCTAATGTATTTTTTGTATCGTCATTAAATTCAAAGGGAAACTGTGGCAAGTTCATTAGTATATTATTTTTTTGTCGGTATGGAAAAAATCTACTACCAATTAATTTTCCTTCTTTTAATTTATTATCTAAAATATCTAAAATATCTTGTGGATATATGTGAGTAGTAGGTGGAAATCTATCTAAAACACCTCTATTAAAATATGGCAACATCAACACCTTTTTTTGAATTACCCTAAAAATTAGATCTCCTAATTTAACATTTAGATATACATTAATACTCCCTTCTATATCCTTTTTTTGTTGGGTTTTTTCATCTATTATGTCATAATCTAATACAAGACGATTATTATATTTGCTACAATCATCATCCAACAATGCTCTAATTTCTGTAGATGAATTGTAGGTTGGTGTTTTGGTAAAGTGTTTAATTTTCTTACATATCTCATTTAAGTTTGCGTCTGTTAATTCTGCTCTATTAAAAAAATTAATAGGTTTATCGCAAAGATCAATACATGTTAATATATAATTATACATATTCACTGTATCAAAGCGGTAATGAAACACCTTTTTTCCATCATTATAAAAAATGTCGGATAAGTATGCAAGTCTTTTAGGGCTCATATCGCTAAATGCTTCTTGTGAATACGGGTCTATTACATTATCGCTTTTAATCGGACTTGTTGTGTCACTTTTTTTCGCTATATCTTTTTTTTCATATTCTTTTAACAATTTTTCATATTCTATTATTTTTTTGTCATAATCTAGTAAATCCTTATCATTTTGTTTTATTTTATCTAATGGATATTCTATGGAAAAGAAGACTCTTTGTTCTTCCCTTTCTTTTGGTGTAGTCGCAATAAGAGGATCATTTAAATTTTTCAAACGAGCTTTATACATTATCAAATCTCTTGTCAATTGTGGTCGTATTGGTATTGGAGGTGATTCGCTGCTTTTATTTTTATACGGATCTTTGATCTTTTTATAGGCATCGCTTTTTTTACTATCCTTATATAATTTTAAAATGCTATTGTAAATTGATAGTAGGGTTTCAAAAATATTAGTTACAGGGTCTTTTAAATGCGTCTTTATTGTATCATAGGTACCCTTATATTTTGTTGGAACTTGTTCATTTTTCATTAATTCAGGTAGTAGTATAATTCTTGTTAATTCTTTCCTATGAATATGTATAGATGTTTTTACGTTTACGAAATAATGTATTGGAATATTATAAAATATAGCTTTATAATATTCCAAGACTTTCATATTAAAATTAGCTTCGTCTTCACCTTTTGAATCTTTCATATATTGTATTTTCTCGATATCAATACATAATTTCATTACTAAACTGTGAATAGAAAGATCGTTTTTGCTCATATCTAACAAATAATTTCTCAAAAATTTTCGTAAGTAAAGATATTTAACATCTCTAGAATCTTTGAAACCTGTTTCTTCAAAATCTCTAGATAGTAAATCATCATTATATACGCAATCTGAAATTTTATAAACCACCAGATCTAAATATATCTTTAAATCTTTTTGAAATACCGGGTCATATTTTATTTTTGAATTAACAAAATAGACTATAAAAAGGTAGTCATAATATATATCCTTTTTATCATCCTTATCATCTAAAATTACGCGCGCATGTTCATCCGGTAAACTATCCCTTATTTTCTTACATTCTTCAACAGACAATTCCTTCTTTGTTTTACTTTTTAAAATATTGCTAACCAATTCATCAATAATTTTTATATACAACTTAACATACTTACCATCTGGGCTTAAAGATATACTAATCTGTTCTTTTGTATATGGATCAACTTTGGGATTCTGTTTCCATTCATTCGCATAAAAGAAGATCTCATTTAGTTTAATCTCATCTACGGGTTTTGGTATTGGTAATTTTTCAATATAATCAAAATTTGCTACACACCATTTATATAATGTTGGATATGATGAATCTCTATTTATATATAAGTGCAATCCAGAGGTGTATTGTAAAGGGTTTTCAATATATTGTTCTCCGTCAATTATTTTAACGACAACTGTTTTTAACCATTTGTCTATGCGCAATTTATTATTATCTGACAATCCATCTAATATCGCGAACTGTTCTGTTTCATTTAAAGATAAATAATTAATATATTTTCCTTTTGTCATAATTGGTTTACCTTTATTTGATGCCATATTCAATCTATTTAAATAGAATTATATTAAAAATAAAAAATATTGTTAATTAGAAGATAGACGAATGAATATTTATGTCAAATACCTTATAATTACTGTCGTCCTTATGGTTTTAGATGTCGCGTGGATCGCATTAAATCTTTCCGCATATTCTTCGGTGATACAAAAAGTTCAAAAGTCCCCTGTGAGTCTGCGTTACGAACACGCCTTCATCGCCTATATCATAATCTTATTCTCTGTACTATATGTCGCGATACCATTCACAACACAAAATATTAAGAAAGGTGAAGCTATTAGTGTAGAGAACAAATTATTAAAATCCTTTATGTATGGAGGTGCTGTAGGGTTTTCAATCTATGGTATCTATAACTTCACATCACTTGCGATTTACAAAGACTTAGACAGTTCAATCGGTATTATGGATACATTATGGGGAACCGCGTTATATACCTTGACTACTTTTGTGTTTTTATTACTACCGGATTGAATATAGGATATTGTTTTCAAGATCTTTGAAGGTGCAACCGGATTGAAGTAATTTACAGTGTTCTTCTGATAACTGGTCGAGTAATTCTGCGATTTGTGTATAGAATCCTATCTTACAAGGGAGTAAATATTTACGCAAACTCTTTGCGTGTTCTACAGAGGTTATTGAGGGTATCCTAGCAAGATCGGTATCGTCGTAATTATCAAAAATATTACAGGCGTCTTCTACGAGTTCCTTCAATGACGAGTATTCGGTTTTTTTATAATTTAATAGGATATTGTCTCCTAGTTTAATAGTGATCTTCTTTAATCGCTTTATAATCTCGATGTCTTTACTATTCGTCAGCATCGTATCCGGTGTATAGGTAAGTAATGTTTCAAGAGGGATGTAATCACGTTCTGTGTCTCGTGTGCGTAGTATATTATAGGCATTATGGACGCATTCTTTCGCAAAGTGTCCGTCTGTTTTACCGCAAATAAAGCAACGGTCATTTATGCTATTACTTATCTTTACAAGTTGTTTTTTCGTTTCCGCGTCTAGGACAACAGACGAAGAAGAGCCACCGCGAACATTATCAATACCATACTTATCCATATATTTATATGTATATTTCTCTTCGTCGTAATCATCACAATTAGGGATTAGTTCAAGTATTTTTATGGGTTTATGAAGTCTCGTCCATTCCGCACCATTGCTTGTAAAGTGGTTATCAAATCTAAAATGCGGATTCGTCGTTTTACCAACATAGTATTTATCATTTTGTAATTGTAGAACATAGATATATAGCATTAGGTTTTGCTTTACATAGTATAGTTGATTATCAGTTTATATAAGAAAGTATAAAAATAAGAATAATTATTTAGCGTCTTCGCCGAGATACCGCCTTGCTAACAGCGGTTGCTGTGGTGCCTGTTCTAAAAAACAGATAATACAAGCAATAGAAGAATACCAATACTAATATTACAATAAATAATATATACACAAGCATACCCGTAATACCCGCGGTTCTACTAACTTGACAATAAAGGGTATCGTCAGTTAATGGGCATTTTTCCACGTTATTTGAGCCTGAATTACTCATTACGGCAGCGGAACCTCCAGAAACCAAAGCACCTGTAGCAGCTCCAGCGATAGCGCCTGTTGCGGTTCCAGATCCTGAATTCTGTGCGTCAGCGGTGTCTTGTTTGTTTGTGCTTGCGCTGTTTTTGCCTCCTACTTTAAAATCTTCAAAAAATAGACTCATTTTATATTCTACTATATAAGAAATATAATTATATTATTTGCGCGTAGAAGGAAATAGGAATAAGAAGGTAAAGAAATAAAGAACCGCAAAGAGTATGAAAATAGGTAAGTTAAACGGGATTGCGTCCTTATTTTTTCTTCTTGATGAACCACCTCGTCCACCGCCACCTTTAAATGGTTCAATGAAAAGGCTTTTTAACAAGGAGAAGTCCTCCTGAGCATTTATAAGCATTTGCGATAATATATTTCTATTATATTAGTAGAATTAATATATATGATGAATGTATTGGAAACATGTATAATAGTATTTACAATCATACTATCAACGATCGTCATTTTATGGTATATACATACTATGAATGACCATACCGGCGGTAGTGTTGCGACAATGTTAAACATTAATTATAACAAACAAAAGACAGATGGATCGGGGTCGTGTTCGACAAAATGCGATTCTATTGATCCTGTGAGCGATCCGCGATACAACATGCAACAGATCATAAAGCAATCTATATTATTAGAGGAGCATCTTACAAACAAGAACAAGAGGTGTCGGGATTGTATAACAAAGCATTTTCTTCATATTATAGGATTGGCGGAAGAGGCACAGATGTTGGCAACCAACAAGATAGATAAGTATCCGCTTATAAACGAATCCGTCATATTATACAATGAACTTTTCAAAATATGGATAAAAAATAAGAATTTAAATGGAAAGGATGAAACCTATGTATTGTATTGCACCGATAAATTAAGAGACCACCGCAAACAACTTATCGTAATCTACTTTTTCAATGAAAAATATAATATTACGGACGCGAAGGATAAGCACGGTGATAGTGCTTCACATACAATGTACTAGATAAAAGGGATTGTGTTTGTGCGAACAGCCAAATCTACAACATCTTTAATATCAAGGTAGGTCTGTTTGTGTGCTTCGTAATGTTCAGGGTGTATTTCGGACACTAAGTCGATGTTTGGGTACGCGAACGGAAATGTAGTAGCAAAAGAGTTTATAGACGAATACAAAGCGACGTCTGCGACAACTTGGAATTCGCAAGTTGTGAAGTTATATTTATTATTTTTAAAATATTTACCAACTAATATCTCTGCCCCTTTGCGGGATATGATATACATACCGGTAGAAGGTAATAGGTACTGCCATTTAATAAAACGGACATTGTGTGAGATGGAAATGTCATATAATGCTTTCACAGTGGGTCCATATAAGATAAGCAGTTGAACCAACTGTGCCTCTTTAGGCAACGCGTGAATAAGTTCGTCATAATTGATATCAAATGGAATGACGATATCGTCTTCCATCACAACAAACCAATCGTTGTTTGCGTCTTTCAGTCCCTCGATCATCGCTTTAATATGACTGGATATACAAGCGTATTCATATTCGCACCGAACACACCCAGGATGTTTACATGTTAACGGGCGCTTATCTTCTAGAACTTCGTCAAAATCGCTAGGGGTGATTGCCGATACCCTTGTGTTATCCAGAGAATTCTTTTTAAATTGCTCTTCCATAAATGCGCGCCGATCTTGCGATCTATCAATGTTTATCCAGTAATGTTTCATTTTATTATTTCTTTTTCTTATTCTTATATATTAAATCATACTTATATAATATATCATATATCTTGGTGTGTGATACCTATATTATTATTTTTGTTATTATAAATTAAATGAAGTTAGAACTTAAAAGGTTTGACCCCGCGAAAATAAAGAGTGATTCGGTGGTTGTGTTTATTGGCAAGCGTAATACAGGAAAAAGTTATTGTATGAAAGATATACTAAGTTATAATAAGGATATACCCGTCGGTGTTGTAGTTTCGCAAACGGAGCGGGCGAATGGATACTTTGAGAAGTTTATCCCGAAAATGTTGATATACGACGAGCTGGAAGAGAAATTAATTAGCAAGTTCTTAACAAGACAGATCAGTATCACGAATGAGCGGAAGAGGGATATGGCGAAGCACGGGAACTCGTCCATCGACCCTCGCGCCTTCCTGATATTAGACGACTGTATGTATAACAAGTCGGCGATGACGGACAAAAACATTCGGTGTATTTTTATGAACGGGAGGCATTATAAGATATTCCTTTTAATCACGATGCAGCATGGGTTAGGATTACCACCCGACCTGCGTTCCAATATTGACTATGTTTTTATTTTTCGTAATAATATTGTAAAGGAGCGAGAAAAGATTTACAATCATTACGCGGGTATGTTTCCAACATTTGACGTATTTAATCAGGTGATGAATCAATGCACCGAGAACTTCGAGTGTCTTGTGATTGACAACAAGGTTCAATCTAACAATATTTCGGACATCGTATTCTGGTATAAGGCAAATGATGTAAATTACAAGATGTGTTCGCAAGACCTCTGGGAGATGCAATCTTTACAAGACCAAAGAGATTTAATGGGGCTTATGAATGAAGAAGGAGATGATCCAGAGGAGTATGACCCTGGTGTCTTTGTAAAAAATAAGAATTCAAAGCGAATTAAGGTGAAGAAGAATGCGTCTTATTAGAAAAAACTTGGCTTTTTACTTTTAGCGGTATCTTGAATATGTATCTGTTTTATTTGGCTTATATCAGTTGTATTACTTATTACACTGGTACGGCTAGTAACACTCATTGTATCGTCGTCGAAGTTATCATATTTCTTTTTACGACCCCCCTCGTTATCAAACGTTTTATACTCCATTTTATTTTGCGATAATGAACTATATTCGTCTTTGATATTACTCCATTCTTTGTGAATAGAATTCGCAAGGACCGTGTCATCTTCTTTGTCTTGCGTGGTATTCGCAAAGGATATTTCTTGCGAATCGTCCGCTTCTCGTGTCTCGTTCTTGTTATCATGGCTATTTTTTGTATCTACTATATTATTTATTTTAATATCGTCGTTCTGTGTCGCAACACAAATTGTTTCGCTTTCCTTTGCGTCTGTTTCATCTGCTTTGTTCATGATGTGTCCTGTATCCTTTTCATCGTTATCATCTTCTTTGTCATCTTCTTCGTCATCTTCTTCTTCGTCATCTTCTTCTTCGTCATCTTCTTCTTCGTCATCTTCTTCTTCGTCATCTTCTTCGTCTTCTTTGTTTTCTTCTTTGTTGTCTTCGTCATCTTCGTCGTCTTCTTCATCTTCGTCGTCTTCGTCATCTTCGTCGTCTTCTTCATCTTCGTCGTCTTCTTCATCTTCGTTTTCATAATCTTTAGTGATAGTAGTTTTCTTCTTTTTTTTGGAGATTTCAACATCTACACTTTGCGCATCTGTATCTCTGTATTGATGAACATTGTCACTTAGGTTATCTTCAATTTGTTTAAAGATTTCATCGAACGGTATAAAGTCACGAAATGTTTTCTTTACAATTGCTCTGATGTTTTCTTCAATAATATTGAGATTATTTTGATATTCAGCGTCTTTTATGTTATTACGATTATACAAGTATGCGTTCTTCCAAGAGAACCCCGCAGCGTTTATATAACATTTATGAACGAAATCTTCAGCATTTGGTATTTTTATTTTAATATTATCAAATTGATCGCGATATTCATATATTTTTATTTTTATAGTTGTAATAATAATAATTTTAATCAGATTCGCTAAGTATTTACACTTGGTATATTTAACGATCTTCTTGTATTCGTCGCTCACGATATTATTGTTCCATTTGCGGATACTATAGAGTTCATTTTGAAATCCTTTAAGTCCTTTTTTTTCTTCCATTATTTCGGTGTAGATCGCATATATCCGCTTTGATATTGCTACACTGAGAATATCCTGTATATGTTCAATATACTCGTCACGTGTATCAATTAAACCTTCCATATATTTAAGTAATTTATAATATCCTTTATATACTCAAAATACATTTGTTCTATTTCTCAATTGATATAATAAAAATTGATCTGTTGTTAAAATAATAACGAGCAGAGACAAACGATACGAAGAAGCGAAACTGTGAAAGCGAAAGACGAAGTGATACGAAGTGATACGAAGTTGTGATTGAAGAAGTGATACGCGGACGAGACGATGGAAAAGATTATTGAGAAAACGTCAAAGTTTATTCTGTGTGTTCTTATGACACAGATGGGAAAGACATACACTGCGATTACAAAGATAAAAACATTGATTGAAGAAGATGACGAATTTGGACGTAGCATTCACGTCGTATTCACTATGAATACGTTGTTGAATAATAAGCAGTTCGCCAAGCGTCTTGAAGAGATTGAAAAAACATACGGGGAGGGTTCTATTTGCGTCTTTTCATCCAAGTATGATGGAAAATATAAGCACGTGAAGAATAGAGATGAATTACAAGGGGTTTGTGCGAATAAGGCGACTTGCCCTCGCGTGGTTGTGATGTGTAGCAATAAAAAAAGGTATAAGGACGGAGTTGACTTTATCAAAGTGCTTGACAAAAATAACATTAGTGGCATCGTTAGGGTGTTTGCTTATTATGACGAATTACACAAGTATATCAACCCTACGCTGCGTAATGAAATAGAGGATATTCATAATCTCGAAATAATAAAGGGTATCACGGCATTAACTGCGTCGCCAGATAAAATCTTTGAAGACGTCGGGTTCTGGTCCAATATTGAACTTATTCAGTTGGACGATTTCTCTGACGAAAATTATTTAGGATATAAAAATATGGTATTTAATTGTGTAGACGATTTCTTCGCCAACCCTTATGTTCGCCCTAGTGCGTTTGATTTTGAAGAAAAGGATAAACAGACGTTGGGTTTTATAAATAGCGTTTTGACAAAGTATCCTGAAATACTAGGTGATGGCACTAGGTCATTTATTCCCGCGCATATTCGTCAAGTTGGGCATAATGCGGTGAGGGATCTTGTATTTAAAATAAAAAAGAACGCGGTCGTAGTTGTATTGAATGGGGTTGAAAAGACACTTCAATACAAAGATGGTTTAGGGAATACGAAGACGTTGCCATTAACCTCTTCTGATGAAGAGGCGTGTGAAACAATTTCTAGACTTGTTTTACATCATAACCTACAAGATCGCCCGATTGTAATTACGGGTTTGTTATGTGTCGGTATGGGTCAAACATTAGCACACAAAACGTTGGGTTCCTTCACATCAGCTATATTTGGACATATGGATCTTACGAACGATGATATCTATCAGTTATTCGGGAGAATAACAGGTCGGATGAAAAATTGGGGAAGTAAATACATACAGACACAAGTATATTGCCCTACGACGATAATGCACCGTTGTATTGTGATGGAAGAATGTGCAAGGAACATGGCAAGCAACCATAACGGAGAAGTGGTATCGCAAGAAATATACAGGGAACCAATGAGTGAATTGGGAGAGATTGGTAAATCCGCAATTGATAATATTCGTCTTCAAAAGAAGGGTAAGGTAAAAGTAGTGTCGGATGACACTGACAAGGACAGTGCTGTATTTGACACTCAGGAAGAAGCGATAGATTATGGAAAAACGATTGGTTGTAAATTTTCACGAAGAGGAGGAAACAAAGCTCCTGCTACACTTATGAAAGACGGGAGGAATCCAACACGCGAGCAACTATTAAAGCGTATGTATGGTATTGATGAAAAGAATCGCGGTAGAATGATCCCTATAGATAATGATAAATGGTGTGTGTATTGGAGACCCTCATTGATAAGGAGCGAATAGACAGAATGAGATAGGATAGGATAGATAGGTATGTGTTATATATTTTTTATTATAGACTTCAAAAAGTTTTTAGAAAAGTAAAATAGTTTTAGAAATAATAAAATAAATAAAATAGTAATATCAAGTAATTCTCTGTGATCATTCTTATCATATCCTTAGCATATCTAGAAATACATCGTATATGCCGACTTTTAGGATAGACAATGGATACTCCTATTACCATACATGGTGTCACATGTAGAACCCTTAAGATATCTATAATTATTTTTATAAGTTTTAGAAGTTTGAAACTATTTAGATTTTTAGAAAAGTTTCTAGACTTCAAAAAGTTTTTAGAAAAGTAAAATAGTTTTAGAAATAATAAAATAAATAAAATAGTAATATCAAGTAATTCTCTATGATCATTATTATCATATCCTTAGCATATCTAGGGGAGCTCAACGCTCCTGCCGACTTTTAGGATAGACAAAATAAGTATCCTATTACCATACCTGGTGTCACAGGTAGAACCCTTAAAATCTCTATAATTATTTTTATAAGTTTGAAACTATTTAGATTTTTAGAAAAGTTTCTAGACTTCAAAAAGTTTTTAGAAAAGTAAAATAGTTTTAGAAATAATAAAATAAATAAAATAGTAATGTCAAGTTATCCTCTATGATCATCCTTAGCATATCTAGGGAGCTCAACGCTCCTGCCGACTTTTAGGATAGACAAAATAAGTATCCTATTACCATACCGGGTGTCACAGGTAGAACCCTTAAAATCTCTATAATTATTTTTATAAGTTTTATAAGTTTGAAACTATTTAGATTTTTAGAAAAGTTTCTAGACTTCAAAAAGTTTTTAGAAAAGTAAAATAGTTTTAGAAATAATAAAATAAATAAAATAGTAGTGTCAAGTTATCCTCTATGATCATCCTTAGCATATCTAGGGAGCTCAACGCTCCTGCCGACTTTTAGGATAGACAAAATAAGTATCCTATTACCATACCTGGTGTCACAGGTAGAACCCTTAAAATCTCTATAATTATTTTTATAAGTTTTATAAGTTTGAAACTATTTAGATTTTTAGAAAAGTTTCTAGACTTCAAAAAGTTTTTAGAAAAGTAAAATAGTTTTAGAAATAATAAAATAAATAAAATAGTAAT